GCCGCCGGCGGCGCGGCTGGCACCGGCGTAGCCGGAGAAGGTGCAACTGGTGTCGGAACCCGGACTTTACTTGGTTCGGCAGGGTTGCAATTACAGGCCCAACGACAAGCTCAGGCTGAAGGCTTGACCGCCGGTGCGGGAAGTTTAGAGGCGCAACAACAAGCCGCGTTGGATGAACTTATGCAATTAAGCACCAATATGAATACCCAAAAAGCCGCAGTTGGAGCCGGCGCAGCCGGGATGGGGAGCGCTGCCTTACCCAACATCGGCCTCACGGGAAGTGAAGCTGCTAATCTAGCAGTTGGGAATACGCAGACCATGAATCAGAAAGCGCTGGCTCAGGGTAATGTGTCCGCGTCAAGTGCGGCAGCATCAGGTACGATGGCGAGCAGCATTCTTGGCGGTTTGGCAGGCAGTTATGCGACGGGCAGCGGCGGCACCGCCAGCTTAGGCGGGTGGCTTTCCAACCTTTTCACTCCGAGCAATCCAACTGGGAATACGGGTAGTGCGTCCAGTACACTCGGCCCCGCATCAATGGCACTGGCAACAGGAATTGGAGGCTAATTTTTATGGATATTCAAGGAACTCCAATGTCAACACCGGCAATTCAAGTGCCGGTTAATCCACTTCCGTCCGGGGTAAATCCTTCGGACTATAGCCCGACGCCGGCGCTCGACCGTTTACAGACCGCGTTTCAACAGGGCCTTGTAAACGCCAGCGACATCGCGTCGCTTGTCAAACAGGGCAGCGATACCGCCAAAGATGTCGCCGTGAACGCGGCAGACGTGCAGGCCGCCCAGTTGCGTAAATCTGTGCAACCGCAACAGGCGGCAGCCGACATCTCAACCGCTCAGGCCCAAGCAGCGACGGCGGCAGAGATTAAAGCACTTGTCCCGTACAAGCAATCCGCCGACATCGCCGCCATCCACCAAGCTGAATCGGAAGCAACTTTGGGCGCGACCAAAGCGAAGGCAGCGCTACCGGACGCGGCCCTGACGCAGAAGGAAATGGAATTCGACCCGACCGGCACCAAGACTGCTCTCCGGGATTTTTACGGCCAGTTGCTTCCCGGCAAGACCTTGCCGCAGAGCTCCAACTCTCCGACCGGGATTGATTACGACGCCATTGAACGGACGTTGTACGGGAATATCAGTGGCGACCAAAAGGGAGCCGCGACTGCATCGCAGGATAAAATGGATGACTTTTTGCATTCCATGATTGTGCAGCGGCTCAACGACCGTTGGTTCTCGACTGACCAAGGGAAAGCTCTGACGGCGGAGATTGACAAGAAGAATGCGAACGACCTGCGCTATAATGCTGACGGAACGCCGAAGGACTTTTTCACGTTGCAACGAGATGTGGCCGCTGCACCGGCGCGATATAACCCGGAGGAACGGGACACCGCAATGGCGGATTATACGCAGGTGCTCAAACCGCAGCGCGACCAGTTGAATGAGATTTCCAAGCTGGTCAACACGCCGGGCTTCATCGGTCGCGGCGTCGGGTCAGGAGATGTTGTCGGTAAATTGTCTGCCGAAGCGCGCGCCGCTTTGGGCTTGGGTAACATAAAATATACCGGCCAGAAGGAAATTGAGATGGCGCTCAACGCGCAGAAGCAGAAAATTATGTCTCAGGTTCACAACATCCGCAACCTGTACGAATTCAACGCGGTTACTGGCTCCATTCCGTCACTTGATTCGACCAAGGAAGTCTGGAACCAATGGCTTACGCGCGCGCAAGCCCAGCTTGATGACGCAGCCAAAATTACCAAAGACCATCTGCCGACCGAGGACATCGGGGATTTACAGCCGTCATGGACGCCCCCTACCGAGGGGGCAGCCGGCGCGGCTCCGGCATCCGCCGGAGGGCCTTCCCTTGCGCCGTTGGTCAAGACAATGGGCGATTATTACTCGTTGCCGGCGGGGACGGCCTATCGGGACGCACAGGGCAACCACTATATCAAGGGTGGGGCAGCACAATAGACTTGACAAAACAGGTCTGTGGAACGATATTAAAACCATGATGCCGAAACAAGTAAACATCCAATTACGACCGAGCGTGCATTGGCCGAAGGATAGGGCTACTACACCGATTTCCAATCGTGATTGGATTATGATAATTGCGTTATCATTGATTTGTCTGCCACTCGGTTTTGCATACTGGGCGTCTTTGAAAGACAAGTAAACGGCCCCCGGCGCTACCCCGCACCGATATGGCTGATTTACCTGTAACGACTGCTGACGCTGTTGCTCCTACGCAACTGGCGACCAATCCGCCTCCGGCATCTCCCGGCGCTACCCCCGGAGCAGCGGCTGCGACTCCGACCGCACCGGCTGACGCCGCGGCTCCGTTTGCTCCGCCGGCATCCGATTCCAAAGTGGACTTGACCGCGCCCTTTGTGCGGCCCGCATCGGATAAAGCCGCTCACATGGATGTCCCGTTCAAAGCGCCGGCTTCCGACCAGAATATCAATTCACAGGTCGGTCAAAACTTAATCGCGCAAGCGAAGGACATGGCGGCCTCCGGTGCGTCGCCCCAAGCAATCGCCGATTTTTACGTCCAGAACGAAACCGTTCTTGCTCCGCATCGGCAGGAAATTACCGACGCTTTCACCGCGGCGCAGAAATCCCCGCTCAATGTCGGCAAGGGTGTCTCGAATGCGTGGGAATCCTTAAAAGGAGTTGTAAATGGTGCGACGATGGCTGCTACCGGCCTCGGCCTCGGCGTAGAGAATTTGTTCCATCATTATCTGCCCCAAGTTTTCCCCGCAACCTATCAGGAAAATTCAAATCTAGCGCAAGGCATGACGCCGGAAAAAGCGAATGAATTGGCGCGAAAACAAACGTCCGCTGAAGCGCGAGAAGGTGTGGAATTGGTGGCCGCCGATACTGCTGACATTGGCCGGCGGTTAATCAAATCTGCGGTGCAAGCGGAATCTACTGCGCCTATAGTCAGCGATATTGGCGCGGTCGCTCAGGCTCCCGGAACGAAGGCCCCGCCGACCCCGGAAGCGGATTTGAATGTGCCGGAGCATTTTCTGAATCCGAAAAATCCGCAGGACGAATTTCAATCTGCGGTGGCCTCGTCTTACGTTCGGAACCTGATTACAACTGGCGGCGGCGTTTTGACTAAGGGCACGGAAGTTGACCCGGACATGCTGGCGTCCAAATACGGCGTCCATTTGAATTCGGACATCATTGACGGCTACGAACAGACCGGCGACTTGGCCGTGTTTGCGGCGTTGACCGGGCCGCTCAAAATCGTTCCGAAAATGGGGGATTTTGCCATCGTCAACGGCGCAGGCCGTACCGTGGCGACATCAGCTTCCGAATCTGCTGCCAAAGCCGGTGTGCAAGCGATTGGCCGGGGTATTACTACAACTGCCGACGGCCTGAACAAAGTGGTGAGCACGGTCAGCAAAGCAGTCACGGCTCCGCTGAAGAAATTGAAAGAAGGCGGATTGGCTGGGGTGGTCGGTTTGGGAGTTTTGAAAGAAGCCGGCGCGCTCGACCCGATTTTGAAGCTTCCCCCGGTGGCCGCCATTACTCAATATGTGGGCCCGGTTGTAGCCGGCGCGGTGACAACGAAGCTGGCCGCCACATACGGACTGAAGGCAATCTCCGGCGCGGGCAAGTTGCTCTCAAGCGACCTTGGCTCAAGCGTAGCCGCCGCCGGCACGGTGGGCGCGGTCAAAGGAGCGGCAGCGATGGCTCCCTTCGCCATGACCGCGGATAATAAGACCGACGCTTTTTCAAATCTCCTTTTTGGCGGTGTTGCCGGCGGAACAGTTGGTGGAATGGTTCGTGGTGGACTCGGCGCGGCGGATGCACTTTCCCGGATGGACGCCTATAATCATGGCGCGATTCTGGATAATTTTTCCCCGAACAAAAGCGCGCGCGTAACGCTGAACCGGCCCGGAATGGAGAATTTTGAGAAGGCGACTCAGGATAATCTCGATGCGCTGGGTTCGCGTTCAACGGGAGTTGCGGCCAATACCTTGCGCGGGGTGCTGGACGCGCGTGGCGTTCAATCATATGTTCTCACCCCCGAACAAGCTACTGCAAACGGAGTCCCGGACATAGAAGGCGCTCACGATTACAACGTGAAGGATTCCACTGGCGCAACTCAGAAGGCGACAATTTGGGTGCTACGCGGGAACGACATTAAATCCTTGGCCCACGAACCGGGACATGATGTAGTCAATTTTGCGCGCGGTTTGAACGACGGCTCCTTCGAGAAGCTTATCAATTCCATTCCGGACGCCGAGCGTCAACGAATCACCGCGCGGTATATGGCCGGCGCAGCGCAGAGCCCGGAGGTAATGGCCAATCTGAAGGCCGACCCCGATTACATGACCAAAGAAATTGGCGCGGAAGTGCTCGGCCAATACCTAAAAAATGGTTTGTCCACCAAGATGCCGGTCGGTCGAGTGCGTTCCATCGGACAATTTGTAGGGAGCATGATTAACCGGATGGGCGTCCGTAATTCCCGTGTGCTCCCCGGAGCCCCCGGCGCTACCGCCTACGGACTCATCCCGGATTACAACGTGGAACGAGTCGCCGGCGGCATCGTCAACAAATATCTGGCCGACCCGACCGTGGACACCTTTTTGAAGGGCCAAGCAACTCCGCCCCCGGCGACCCCCGCCGCCCCGCTGGAAGTCAAACCTTTGGGAACGGAGCCGACTGTGACCCCCGACCATACCGCCGCTATCGCCGCCGTGGGCCGGGTTAATCCCGAATTGGCAAATGCGCTTGGCGTAGTTGCTGACAAAATCAAGAACAAGGTGCCGCTGACCTCGCAAGAGGGTGAAGCATGGCGGGTATTAGACGACCATCTGGCCGCACTCAAGCCGAAAACCGAAGGGTTGACCCCGGAGGAAGTGACGGCTCGGAATGAATTGAAAACCGGCCAACCGGAAGTCAAACCTGCTCCACCTGAAGGTGCTCAACCGGGCGGAGTCACGGTTATCCCGAAAGAAGTGCCCAAGGCCCGGCCACAGACGACCGATGAAGGTCGGCTCGAAGCCGGAGAGAATATAGCCAACGCCGTCAAGGAAACCGGCAGCAAAGAATTGGCGATGATGCAGGGTGCCGGCGCTCACGAAGTCGTTTACCAGCACGCCGAGGGAGAAAAGGCGGGGCAGAAGCAACGTAGTGAAGTAGTTAATGCGCCGGAAGCGCGCGGACGTAAAGGCGGCGAAAAACTCCGAAGCACTCTCACTCTTTTGGACGCGCGCAAAACTAAAAGCTCTGGCTGGCAGGGCCAATTTTTCAACCACGATGTTCTCGGTCAAAACATGGAGGTTGCGGTCAAGGCAATCAAAGTCGCCGGGTTGGAAGCACGAGTCCCTTACAAGATTGGCGACCGGGGTATCGTTGGGAAAGCCGACCAAGAGGAGTTCCGCGAGGATTTACGCAAATACACCGAAAACCAGCATAACGGGTTCAAAGGTGACGGTGGCAAATTGGAACGTCCGAAAGGTGGGAGGGCATATCTACCGGAGGAGACTCCGGGCTATGTTCCACAGCGATTATCCGACCCACGCGCCGCCGAGTTCCTGAATCTGTTGATGGGCGAGAATCCGCCCAAGACTACGATTGTTCGTCCGAAGGGAAGTTACCCTGTTCATCTCGAACATCAGGACATCGCGCGTCTAAACAAGGGCGTTGTCCATCCAATTGCCGGACTGGAATACGAGGACATCAAAGGCCGTAGCGTGGCGAGCACGACCAATCTCCGAAATGATTTGCGCGCGGCAGGACATAATCTGGCCGATATGAAGCCGGTTCACGAATGGAAAAATGTGAATCGAATCGTATCCGCAAAGCCTATCGCCGGAGAGGCGACGGTCGCGGCTCCTGTGACGGCCACGACTGGGGCCGGGTTTATGCCTAACGCGCACCCCAAGGCAATCAAAGAAGCTGCAATGCGAGATGAGACGACGGGCAAAGTTTACACCGGGCCCATGCACGTTGCCGCAACTCTCAAATACCTTGAGGAAACGCATCCGAACCAAGATTTCAATGAGCTCCGCGCGTGGGAACAGCTTCCGAATCTCACCGACGGCTGGGTATCCAATGAAGGTGAGTTTTTGACCCGGCAAGAAGGAATGGAACGCGCCGAGAAATATAACCATTACAATCCCGACAAAGAAGATTTGGCCAGTCGGGAATTGGAATCCACCCGGTTCAACAAACAGATGGGAATGGCTGCGATGCCGCGCGCCGGGTCGCCCGAAGTCCGAACCGTGGCCGAGGACTATGCAGACAAAGCTGGATTGCCGAAACTCCCCGCTGCAACTTATGCACAGGTCAACCCGGACTTGATGAAACGGATTGCCGACCATTTCGAGGATACACCGACCAATTTGAAAGACCCGGACGTTCAGAAATCCTATCAAGCCCTAGCCACTGAAGTCAAAACCCAATACGGAGCACTCACCAAAGCCGGTTACAAGATTGAACCGTGGACAGGCAAAGGCGAACCGTATGCTTCCAGTGCGGACATGGTGAAAGATGTTCAGGACAACAAACACCTGTACTTCCTGAAAACTGAAGGGAATTTTGGAAAGGGCGCAGAGCCGAAAGACAATCCAATGCTTCAGCCGGCGGGAGCCAGCGCCGGCGACCAGCCGCTTGTGGTCAATGACTTGTTCTGCGCCGTACACGACTTTTTCGGGCACGCCAAGGAGGGTTATCAGTTCGGCCCGCGCGGCGAGTTCAATGCTTGGCGCGAACACTCGGCGATGTTCTCACCGGAGGCCCAAGGCGCTCTCGCTGCGGAGACATTGGCTCAGAACGCTTGGGTCAATTTTGGCCGGCATCTGCGCGGGCCGACCGGAGAAGTGGCAACCAAAGGGGAAGCCGGGTATGTCCCGCCGACCGAACGACCGTTCGCGGAGCAGAAAAACATTGCTATCCCGGCAAATCTACGACAGGAAGCCGCAAGTCAAGCCGCATTCATGGGTCGTGCGAAGCAGGGGGCCTCGGAGAAGAAATTGTCCGGTTGGGTGCTGCCTAACTCCAAATTTCATCCCTTGGTCAGCGGCTATCACGAAACCGATTTACAGAATAACGCCGATGATTGGAACAAACAGTTCGGTCTGACGTTGCCGGAGAATGCACAGAATGATAATCCGGCGCGGATAGCCGCACTGAATTCTGGTTTTGTTCGTATCCGGAATTTTACCGGCAATACATCCGTGGAGCTCAATCCCCGGTTTTGGGCCAAACAGAAATCCGCCATTTTGAAAAAACTGTTGGAGCATAAAGATGACCTTGCTCGCCTCCAAGTAAACTTTATCAACGATGAAGGGACTCCCGTGGATGCGGTCGCTGACAACATTAATTTGTCAAAGACCAAGCAAGCGGACATCGAGAACGTGCTTAACAGCATGAGAGTCCCGATACAGGCCCGGTCGCCGGAGCCCACACGCATTCAACAGGCGCGCGCTCTGCCGGGCGAAGAAGGGTCGCCAATGTTCATGCCTACGAAAAATATAGAGCCGGAACGAATTGAGCGGGTTGCAATAGCGGATATGATGGGGAACATCATTTCGCACGCTCCTTTAGCCAATACTCATTATGCTCTCGATGAACGTGCCGCCCAATCTGAAGCTAACGGCGTGGACGTTCAACCGGGATATGTTACTTCCAAAGGCCGGTTTGTTGACCGCTATCAAGCAGCGAATCTAGCCTCTAAATCGGGTCAGCTTGACAAACTCGACCCCTCTCATTTGGCATCTGTGTTACGCCGTGGACTCGATACCGGAGATTTTGCAGAACCAGAATCATTTATGCCCACGACGCCGGCGCAGAAGGAGGCGTCAATGGACAACATGAATATGTACGTTGTCCGGCATGGGGAAACAACTCTTAACGCAACTGGAAAAACCCGTGGCTGGCAGAATCCGCCGCTCAATGCTGCTGGCCGGCAGGAGGCTCAAGACGCCGCCAAGCAACTTGAAGGGCACGGAATCAATCGGCTCGTGACCTCCGACTTAGCGCGCGCGAAAGAGACAGCCGACATTCTCGGCAAACATCTTGGATTGCCGGTCGAGGTTGACTCCGGCCTGCGCCCGTGGGGCTTTGGCCCCAAACTCGAAGGAATTTTGTCGGTCCAGGCCGCGCCGGAGATTCAAAGACTTGCGGAAAATCCCGATGAACAACCGGCGAGTAGCTATCCGACCCGTCCGGCAGAAACGTTCAACGAGTATAGGCACCGGCTTTTCGGTACGCTCGAAAAGATTCATGCCGAGAATCCCGACGGCAAGACAGCAGTTGTGTCGCACTATCGCACGATGAAGATGCTGGAAGCGCGTACCCAAGGCCATGACGTTGACACCAAGACATTCGCACAGAAGGGAAAGGACGACCCCGGCTCCATCGGGCATCTGAAGAACGGCGAATTTCAGCACGGCCTCCCTGCATTGAATGGCCCGACCGGAGCGCCGGCGCTCGCTGAATTCAAAGATGAGAAAACTTTGCCGGCGGCGATTGCGAAACCAAACTGGGCCGGGATGACGGCCACGCAGGAATTGAACGGCCCGCATGATAATGAGGCTAATACCAAAGCCAATGCTGAATTAGAACATGAACTGACGAAGTCAGGGTATCCGTTCATGGAGGTCGGTGGGAAGTACAAGGGTATCGAACAAGGTAAGGGCTTTTTAATTTCTCCCATTGCCGAACCGGATGCGTTATCGTTAGCGCGTAAATACGGACAGGAGAGTATAATTACGCCGCGAGGGATGCTTTACACCGATGGAACGCTCGCGCCGGTCGTCCCGGAGGGGCTGAAGGTTGGCCGCGAAGCGGAGCAACAGGATTTTTACGCCACACAACTGGACGGCCCGTCGTTCTCCATTGCGACCGATGAATCGAAGCGGGGCCCGGCAAATGTGCCCGTTAGCCCTACCATTCGTAGGAAACCCAATCGAATAATAGGGCAACCCCATACAAGCGAACAAGCCCGAATTTTCGATGAGGGTTTGAAAAAAGCCCAAGCCAAATCTACAAATGAAAGTATCACATTCTTTGCTGACTGGTTGATTCAGCACAAATTAGATTCGTTACCAGAATCTGAATTACTTGAAATGGCTCGTTGGTGGTACGACCACAAATTATGAACCTACCCACATCTGAAGCTAAAACGATAACGGAAGGCGCGAGACAGAATATCGCAACGCATCCCATTGATGCGTTTATGAATAAAGTCTTTCGAGCAGCGAAACAACACAAGCAACGGAAATCAGCTTTCCTCGTTGCCCCCAAACAGACCCAGCCGACGGGTTGACATTCGGCGTCCACGAACGGAGAATACGATATGGCATACGCAGACGGAAAAGCGAAAACTTCGGGCATTTTGAATGGCCTCGGCAATGCCGCAAGCCCGGATACCGGCGCGATGCCGGCCAATTACGCCGGTTCCCCGGCACCTGACGCCAATCAGCCGGGCAACGATGTGGTGAACACGAGCCCGAATAATCAGGCACCGATGACCAAGAACGGGAGCGTACACCCCGATGTCAAGGGCAAAGCCCTTGGCGTGCTCCACGCAATAGGCACTGGCCAACTTGCCGGAGTTCATGTTCCCGCCGATGCGCCCAAACTCAAATCCGACGTGACTCCAAAACAGGTGCAGGATATGGGTATCGGAATTTACAAGCCCAAAAGCAAGGATGTCAGCGCGGTGTTTTTCAATCCGGGCAAAGTGCCTGTTACCACTCTGAAAGCGCTGGATGCGAAAAACCGTCTCGCTCATGCGTTTCCGTCAATTACTAAATTTCTCGGAATTAGTAGTTCCCCTTCGGGTGCTGGCAAATCCGGCGTCGGGACTCCGGGCAAGAACACCAGTGAAACCGGGGCCGCCGGGCCGGCAGGAGCGTCCACAGGCACTCCCAGCACTGGCGCAGGCCAAACCGGGGGCACGTCCGGCGCTGATTATGGCCAACAGGGTAGGAACACTCCATCTATTTCTGACTTAAACCTTACCGGCACCCCCACGCCAACCGCTGCCGCCGTGCCTGTCCTTCCCCGACCGGGCATGGGGGCCGGCGCTAATGCCGCATTGGCCTCCAAACGAGCCGCAGCGGTAAATGGCCCTCCTGCCTCCGCCATGCAGAAACCCTCGTCCAGCATCGTCAGCGGCTTGTGGCGAGCCCCTGTTTAACGCTCTCGGACTCTGGCCCGTTCCCCCGGCCCCGGAGTTTACTGAGACTGGCTGCTTTCGCCCTTCGGTGGAAGCAGCCTTTTTCATTAAATTTCATTGATATTCAACCACTTGTAGCTTTTCACTTGACAAGTGCCAAGGATTATATGATATTGGTGATATGAATGAAATACAAGTCAGACATTGCCGGGAAAAATATGTTGACTGGATGACCTCTACGAACGCCAAGTCTCCGTTGACGGTCAAAAAAGAAAAAGCGGCGTTGAAGGGTTGGGGCAAGTTCCTTCCCGGTCGGGAACTTTCAACCGTGACCGCGGGAGATATTCTGGACTACGCCAAAAAACGGAGCCGGGCCGGCATCAACCCGCGTACCGTCAATCTGGACGTGCTCGCGCTGGCCAATATGCTCAAGTGGGCGCGTAAGGCCGGATACCTCGACCCGGAGAAGTCGCTTGTGACGGATAACTGGGAACCGCTCAAGTATGTGCCCAAGCGCCGGACACTGGTGACTGGTGAACAGTTCGGAGCGATACTTACGGAGGCCCGAAGCCGAATCATAGGCGACGACGGCACCAGCGGCTCAGATTGTTGCTATAATGAAGCTGAACATCTTTACGGCGACCGTCTAGCCGACCTGCTCGAATTTATGGCTTATTCCGGCGCGCGGAGACAAGCCGCTTTAACCGCACGGTGGGAAAATGTGGACTGGATAAATCAGCAACTTACGCTGTTTACTAAATTCGACAAAAAGGTGGTCGTAGATTTTAATTCAAATCTACGAGTGCATTTGAAGAAACTTCACGCACTAACCGGAGCAGGGGTAACTGAGGGTTGGATTTTTCCATCTCCCGATGACCCGAAGAAGCATTGGGCAAATCCCGGCCCGCTCTGTAAACGAGTAGCGCGCGCCGCCGGCGTCCCGGACTTCAGCTTTCACGATTTGCGCCATTCCTTCATCTCAAAGTGCATTATGGCCGGGATTGACACCCTTACGGTCGCCGCTTGGGTTGGCCACGCCGACGGCGGCGTATTGATTGGCAAGATATATGGACATTTGAATCCGCAGCACCGACGGGAGGCGGCCCAAAAGCTATCCTTTTGAACGACCCGAATTCAATTACATAAGGCGCGTCAACCCAGTCAGGATTGACGCGCTTTTTGTTTTGGCAAGTAGGCATTACTTCTTCAGGACGAGATGTCCTTCTACTAGGGTTGAATCTGACTTCAAGTAGGGTTTGTAGTAGCCCCGTGTGAAATAGCGATTGAATTCTACTCGGCAACGTGTTACTGTACCATCATTAGGACTGACCTTAAATTCCAAAATAGCCCCGCCGACTTCCATCCGAAGCCGTTTCTTGCGAGCGAAAATAGTTTGGTCTTGAAATCCCGGTAGCGAGATAACATGCACGTTACGGTCTTGCATGTAGTTGCTGACATGATAATGTCCTTGTATAAGGATGTGAGGCTTTTCTCCACCTTCCCAAGATTCGACTTGTTTCTGGCCCGTATACGACCGGGCGTATGCTGAACCGCCGCCGGGATGCTGAATTTTAATGATGGTACTCTTACCGGACTTATGCTTAATTTCCACATCTGCTTCCACATGGCCAATATATTGCAAATCGTGGCGATTAGTTTTTCCGGCAACAAACTGAAGATAGGCCCCAAAATTAAAGCCCGGTGCGAACCAAGATTCATGGTCGTCCCCCGTAATAAAGTAAGTCGTCACTCCTTTGCGGGCTGGGTAGTTGTTAGCGACATATTGAGCTTGTCCATCAATCGTTGTTTCCAGAACGCTTGCGCCATTGATACGGGGTAAATATCCATCTACAATGTTGCCGGCGTGAAAAACGGTGGTAATTCCCTCTTGAAGGAATAAGTCATACTGGGAATGCAACTCCGATAGCCGTTCTTCCTTACAGCAAAGATGAGTGTCTGAAACAAGGCCATATCTATACCAAGCGCCGGCATTTATTGCTTTCAAATCCAAACGTCCAAATTTCGGCGGAGGTAAGTCTACGGTCGGCAGTTCAGGGGCGAGGGATTTCTTAACCTTGATTCCCTCGTAGGGAGGCAGCCCAAGGCTCGCGCGTTTATGTTGAACCGCGGTCAGGCTGCGATTGAGCTCTTTAGCAAGTGCCACATTTGTAACTTGGTCGTGCAAACGGTCTATTTCTTTTTGTGTCCATTTCATAATTTTATTGTGCGGGTTTCGGGGCTTCATCCTCGGCCAACTTTTCTAGTTCGTTCAGCCGTTGCTGTACGGCGCGGTACACTTCCTGTTGCATCTCCTGTCGAAGCAGTTCGGTCGCCTGTTTCTCGCGGATTTTCATTTCTTCCAAGGCAATCTCATTGCTGCGGACGGCTTGTTGTTGCAACATTATCTGTTGGGTGAAATACTTGATAGCGAGAGTATGGGCATCGGTCGGCGGCGCTACCCACCGTTCATCGGCCTTCATCAAAGCATCTAGTCGTTGACAAGCATGGAACAGGGATTCCTCCAACGTCGTGATGCTTTTCTCGCTGTGATAGCCTTCATCCTTTTGCGGAATACTAGACTCTGCATCAGGTGAATTTGGGATGGAATGAATCCGAATACAATTCGTCATCGTGGCAATGGTCGTAATGCAATCCTGAATTTGGGATTTCAGGATGTCTCGATTTCCGACCAAAGCAAAAGACGTATTTGGCATCATCCTCTGGATTGGGTTGTGAGGGACTTGTTGCTGTTGTTCCATAATGCGTATCTCAAAAGGTGGATTGCGTCAACTTCGTTATCATCCGGGGCCGGCGACCGAGTTTTGAAATAAGGCAACGCGCGGTCAAGCGCGATGGCCATTGCTTTCTTGTCTGCGTTACCACGGCCTGTGGCGAACTTCTTCAGTGTGCCGACCGGCACAGCCGTAATCTTCGGACATTGACGGAGATACCGAAGCGACACGACAGTTCGGAACCCGGCCCAAAGTTGGGTTTGATAAGTGTAGGTCGAAAATTCGACATCCTCAAATACGATTTCATCCACGAACCCCAAAGCGGTAATATAGTCTTGCAGACGTTGAAAACGAACATCACAGCATCGGCTTTTATCCGCCTTGGCCTGTGTGGTGATTTCCTTGGGTGTAGCCAGCACCCATGTTCCCGATTCAAATATGGGTGAATTGTCCATATCATCAGCCTGAGAATGGAGAGCCCAACCTGTCCTAGTGCCCAAATCAAGTGCAAGGGTTCTCATGGCGCAGCGGGAACCATCCGCAGGGCTCCGTTCAAAAAACCGTTGATGTAGTTTTCAAGTCCCTGACGTTCCACCCGATAAGGATTGTAACCAGCGCCTTTGGTGTAGGCATCGCGGAGGAGCTCGAAGCGGCGCATCACCCGTAGTTTGGCTGCGACTTGCCGCAATGTCAACCGCGGGATGCGTAGCCGGCGAGCTTTACCGTCGGGGCCGGGCACCTTTGGAAACCTTGTCACGCTTGGTGCGCGGTTGGAAGCTGGCCTGCTCGTACAGGGCTTCGCAATCGTTTCCGAAGCGGAGCGTAAAGCCTCCATTACTTCGTTCGGAAGTGAATCCGGGATGTTTTCGGACGTGGAAACGCCAGTTTTTGTGTCGTGTTCGGTAGTCATTTGTGCTTGGTGTTGGTACCAGGTCAGTGTTGTGTTTGTACTCGGTGAAAATTCGCCGAAGCTTCGTGGCCGCGGCTTGATAAGCTTGGTGCAACCCCTGCCGGGAGATGTTTAACTCCGCCGCGACTTCCGCACAAGTTCGTCCATTCATCCCGACTTCAATGAGGGCAATTTTTTCGGTTTTCGTCATCCACGTCATCGCTGTCTCGATTTTCTTCCGGCGTTCGAGATTGAGCATGTGCTCCTCGACGGTCGGCGGGGTGAACATACCCACGCCCATGACTCCAAGCAATTCGCCGTCATCGTCCAGTTCAGGAACAACTCTACCCTCGTGCTCACGAAAGTCAAGGATGGCGTCCCAAATTTCACCGTGGATGTGCTTGTGCAAAAAAGTGGAGAAACGCTGTCCCTTGGTGGGGTCGAAACTTCTCCGATGCAACAGCCGCATCAGCGCGTAATTACCCGCCGATACCGCCATGTCATCGGGGATTTGATTTTTAGCAAAGCTGACGGCCATTTGGATGACCAGCTTCAAATATGAGTTTATCAGGACATCTCTGGCCTCGAACGCCCGGCGCTCCACGGGCCCCGGATAGGTCAACCCGGAGGGTTGTGGCAGGCCGTCCGGCCCCCGGTTGCCTTTGTAGGCGTAGAACGTGCGGAATAGGGCTGTCTCCTGCTCCCGCGTCAACGAGGGACAGTCAAGCTCCGGCGATTTGGAAACGTAATAAGGCATATTATTTTGGGGGGTATATTCGGTAGGTATCGGCGTCAATTTGTTTGACCAGCCCGATTTTGACAAGGAACGGCATTTTGTAAGGCAACGTGGAGATGTGGTAGCGCACCAGCTTCTCGTCCACCGGGTCGAACAATAGGGCTTTGATTAGGTCAACCCGTTTTCCTTCCCAGTAGTCCAGCTTCGGATTCAGGGCGAAATGCGACTTGCGCCACATCTCCACCAGTTCCGCGAGCATACTGTCCGGGTTGGCTGCATTTGAGATTACGACAAGAGACTGGTCATGGTAGGGTTTGACTCCGTAACGATTCTCGCCGCGGATGTCCTCCGGTATCTGATAGTCGTACAGGAACCGGGCGAAGTGCGGGAGCTCCCGCCCAATGATGTCGGCTATTTCATCGCGCATCGGGAATTCTTTTATCTTTCGCTGGGTACGTTCCACTGTGCGGAACAGCATCACTTTGCCGGCGACCGAATCCTCAAGGTCAGGCATCAGTAACCCGTCCAAAAAGTCGAGGTTCAAGGTACAGATGATTCGGCCCAACCATGTGATTTGGGAAGCCGTCAGGAATTTTCCGTTCGCGCGGTGGTTCGAGTTGGCGACAAGCTTTTTGATAATCTGCGAAAACAGCCGGCGCTTGTTGGCGGTGGACGAGGATTTGCCGTCGTCCACGTTCCAAATTCCTTTTCCCCACAAATCAATGTTGAATCCGGCGTCCTCGCCGGTCAGATGGTCAACCGCATCGGCGAATCCACCGAACAGGGCTCCGACGACTTGTTGCGACCACAAAGTTTTGCCCATGTCAGTCGGGCCGCAGATAAAGATTGCCTGCCCGGACGCCGGCTTCTGTTGGTAGGCATGAAAGTACGCCCACGAAAGCCACGAGATGAGATAGCGAAGCGGCTCCGGGTCAAGAAACTCGGTCAACGAACTCAGCCATGCAAAATTGCCATCGGCTCCCCACACTTCCGGCGGCCCCTCGGCGGGCGCGATAGCCTTGGTGTTGCAGGTATTGAGCCGGGTTTCTCCCATAATGGAGACAATACCTGACGGGAAAAACACCATCGGGCCGGCAGAATCCACCTGTTGATAACGATTGATGTACGACAACGCCTGCTCCACCAGCGAGACTCCATTCTCGTCCATTTTGGGCGACAACTTCCGGGTCGTTTTCAGTTCAAGTAAAATGTTGGCTCGCTCGAACTTCATCCATCTGTCATTGACCCGTGACCAGTAATACTTGCTATCAAACCAAATGTCCTCCACCGCCCGGCCCAGTATGGCGGCCTCGAAGTCCTTGACAAACGATGCACCCAGCAGGTCAACCCACGGGTAAAATGCTTTGACCGCATGGGCAGAGAAGGTTTGCATCCCCGTCTTGCGAACGATGGCCGATTTGGGAGACGTAGAACCCTCAATCCAAAACGAGGGGCCCTGCGAACCTTCGAGAAAATCAGTGTCCCATTCTTTGAACTTGGAAAACTTTTCGGCAAGCTTTTCCCGGACGACTTCAAGTGGAATCTCGGTGCCAAATTCCTTGGCGCTGAATTTATAGCTCTGGCTGGCTTTCATCAGCCAGCCGGTCGCCACAGTCGCGGGAATCAGCTTGTCATGGACGAAATGCCATTCGCAGCCGTTCGTCCACAGCTTGTTCGGCTCTTTCCACGCCGGCAAGTCAAGGCCGGGCATGACGCGCTCCGGGTCGAACGCAACCGCCGAAAATTGCGTCATCAAGTGCGCGTAAAACTTGTTGCCGGGAACCAACATCGGTTCTTCGAGGCCCCATAGCGCGCGCCAGTGGCCGGACAACGTGTGTTCGAGCCAGTTCGGTTTGTACTCCAACGACTTGATGTACTCCAACACCTGTTCGAGTGTGTGAGACGAATCGAAGTCCGCAACCAAGGCGTTAATCAAACGCACCGGATTTCCGCCGCCATCCTTGTCCGCCTTGGTAATTCGGGAATTGGGATTGACTCCCTCGTTGAACGTATAACATTGGTGATTCGTTTGTGGATTATTTATCCAGATGTCCCGGAGCTTTTTATCCTTACGAACCCAAACGGGAATCGGAACCGCGGGCTGAAATTCCCAAGGCAGCACACCCAGTTTGAGCGACTGAACAGAAAGGCGGGGCGCAGAATACATATTATTTGGTGTAATGCGGGACTTCTAGGGCCTCAGCAGCGCATGGCAGGCCCTCAATCCAATCCGGTGTCACCGACATGACGGCTTCCACATCTTGCGTCGTAACCTCGAGCTCCGTCTCCATCAGGGCCTCGTCGTGGACATGAAAAAGAACGTCGCCGGTTTGTTCTTCCAAGGTCAGCATGTGCTCCCCAAATACATCGCGCGCCGCGGCTTGAGTCACGTTCTCAGCAAGCAGTCCGCCATAGAGCTCTTTCCGGCGCAACGCGACTTCCGACGTGATGACCTGTTTGGATTCAAACTGGCCGGTAGTCCGATTCTTTTTCTGCCGAATTTCCGCCCGGACATCGTGGTAAATCAATTCCCTGCCGGACGGCAAGCCGATGCGAAAATCACTCTTGGTGGACTTGCGGTACGCATTATCCAACGTGGCCCAAAATCGGGTGATGCGCGGATTGGTTTCCCGGAAGCCTGAGACGATAAGCTGGCTCTCGGTCGGCGTCAGGGCCACATCATACCCGGCGGCAATTTTGATGAACTTTTCCCAGCCACAGCCAAAACCAAGACCGAGCACCTGAATTTTCGACATTTGGTATTTGTCAGCGTCCTCTTTTTTCAGGACGCCACCACGCCAGCCCATATTCTGCCGGGCGAAAGCTTCATAGATACTCATGGTCTTGAGCATCTTGAGCAGTTCCACATTGCCGGTCAACCACGCGAGGACGCGCGGTTCGATTTGAGATAGGTCAGCCAGAATAAATTTTTTGCCGGCGCGAGGGATAATTAGCGCGCGTTCGTCAATAGATTTGAAAACGTATTCGGCTTTCCATGCGGCAAGCAATTTGGCGCTCAATCCGGTCGGCGGCTTTATGACCTGAAGCTTTTTGTTCAAGAATAATGGCACCTTACGAAAGTTTTGAAAGTTCAAGCCGGAGCCGCCACCGCTCCATCGTCCGGTATGAGCGCCGAAATAGAGCAGAGAAAAATCAATCGTGTCATCGGGTCGGAGTCTGTCCTCAATGGTCTGAAATTTGGAGAGGAGTTTGCGAAGGCTGCGCCATTGGCCGGCGGCATACACCCAAGCAAATTTAGGGCCGTAAGTGGATTCCCACAAATCGAATCCCTCCTCGTCATCCTCTTTAACCGGCGGCGCGGGGATGCCGACCGTGGCGCATTCCTCGGCGATGGCAATGGGACTGGTCGGCTTCGCACCGCGGGCCGTCCACGGTAACGACCGTTCCAATTCAAAGATGACGCTACCAAGAAGCTCGATATATTCCCGGAGCAACGGCACATTTATTCGTACCCCACGTCGGCATTGCTTCATCGTGAGCGAGGACAAGTTTCGCTCAAACTCTGGCCATCTATCGGAATACTTCGTCCACAGACTGTGACATTCGATGGCGTCCCGAACGGCGTACTCCTTCATGGCCGTTTGCTCCGTAGCATTCAGGTCTTTCCATTGCACGCCACTCATGTCATCCCGGATTGCCTTCGAGATATTTCGCTTTTCCAATACCTTGATGGAGTCGCGTAACGACCGAACGTCAGCCAAAAAGGCGCACATATTCGCGGTGCATTGCCACGGTTGCTGGACAACAAATTCCGGCGCGCGACCAAGCTCGACGAGGCCCTCCGTCACCGATTTGTCGAACCCGGCGTTGTGCGCTATGCACAAGTCGCCTTCGACCGAGGCCCAGTTGAAGTCCTCTGGCCGGCCCGCCCATGACTCAGCGCCATCGTAGGCGGTCAGCAGGTATGGGTCAAACTGGTCGTCGTGAACGTAACGCCAGTTCCCCATCTTGGAGACGCTGTACTCTTTTTTGTGAAAAAAAGTTTCAAAATCAAGAGCGACAACCCTCATACAAATTCAGCAATCCAGCTTTCCAAAGAATTTTCCCGAAAAAATCGGGGGAGGGATGTGGCGGCAACTCTCTCGATTCGCTCTAGGAGTTCCAGCACAAAGATAGTCTCCTCGGCGGTCGGAGCGGGCCCTGTAAGCACTCTCTCAACAAGGGCGACGGTCAGCGCTGATGATAGTCGTTTATTAAGTGTCCAGATTTGGGTAAGGCGTGCAAGTTGGTCATATCGTATAATACGTTCTGAAACTAAAACGGGGGCCTGTTCAGGATTTGAATTGCTCATTTGCGCCGTCCTTTATGAATTCGATGCCAGTTAATTTTCGCGTAGTTCGCCCGGAATTTCTCCGAGGCACTTCGGTTCCGGTCGCCTTTGCCGGCGGCGCGGCCAATCGGGTCGCGGTCACTCGTGGCGAACGGGTCACGGTTTTCGTATCCGCGTTTAACAACAATGTTCATGGTTGGGGAAGGGGATGCACTTGTGACCAGTTACCGGGGCCCGCAGGGTGCGTCCACGCCGTACCGTCGGTTGCAATGGCGACATAGAGAAGTTCACCAAAGGAACGTCCAAAGAAATCATGCGATTGGTAAATAGTTAAATGAGCGAATTGTCGAGACGGAATAACCGTTAATGTTCGGGATTTTTTCAATTTAGTTATTTTCATAACGCCAATTTACCACAAAATTTATACCTGTCAAGCGGGGAATGGAAGATTTTTTCTCCCATTCCCCGCAGATACTAGCCGCGAGGCTAGGTGTTCGTTACCGCGGCCACTTGGTCGCGGAATACTTCCGTTGTCGGGCCGGCAGCCTTCACAATGGGTGCGTAAGCAAAGTTGCTTCCGTATTTGCGAAGCTGGCTTTGGAGAGTCCAAATGCCGTGCCGATAACCGCGTTTCATGGTGGGCTCATCGCGGAGATGACCCATCTTGCGGGCCGTCTTGAAGTGACGGGCCGCATTGGTGTATGCAACGCCCTTCATAGTGTAGAGGGCCAGTGCATAGTTTTTGCCGTCAATCGCGTAGGGGAACGCGGACGGGTCGAGGGTGCCGGGCTGCTCAATCGCAATCCACGCTATCGTGGTTCGCTGATAGAGTTGTTTGCCGGTCTTTTGGGACTCGTTCCAATCCAAAGTCCCATTGACCTTGGTGACTTCCTCCTGTGTACGGAAGTAGTTGCCACGGGCACCGCCGGGCAGTTTCTCCGCATACGCAGTCGGTTGCATACCGAGCACAATGATACGCACCGAAGCGCTCGGATTGGTTTCCTTGCCGCCTTCAGCGAGCACCAGTTGGCCGCCAAGGACGATTGAGCCGCGAGGATAGACTTGGGACAGGTCGCCGACGTTCTGGACAATTACCAGACGCGGGAGAACCATATCGCCTTCATCGAATCCTTCCTCGGCTTCGCCGTCGTAAAAAGCCGGCGGAGGAGCGTCGGCGTATTTCTCGACTGCGAGTTGTTCCCCGGCGTCGCCGACGAGCTCGGTCTTTACGAGGGTTGGTTCGGGAGGGGCCGCAGCGCCCGCCGGCGGGGTCGCCGGGGAGGGAATCTGCTCCTGTAACGCCGGAGCGGGAGCCGGATTTGCCGCAGCTACCGGCGCTGTCGCCGGAGCCGATGCAGTTGCTTTTTGAAATGAGATTTTAGCCATTTGATTTCATGTGTTGTATTTCTAGTTGCTGTGTGCTTTGGTTAAGTTCCCGGCGACGCACACGTTGAGCCGTCGGAAATTGGTGGGGGCGTCTAGGACTTACTAATGGCCTAGAAATTGTTACGCTTTCGCCCCCATAAATCAGGTTTTCAATCGTTGTAAAAAGTAAATCGCTGGCTCTTTCTCTGACGCGCCAGATGCAAGCAAATCTTCCTTGAACGCGGTCACAGCAGCCTCTTTCTCGCCGCGCGGTTGTAAATCCATGATGACCTTGTGCAACTCAGTCATCGGGATTTTCTTCATGGCGTCAAGCTGTTCCTGACTGACGCCACAAGCTAGTGCCGATTTTTCAACCGCTTTGTAATCCAGAATTTTCGTGTCCGAGCGTTCCACGAGTTTGTATTGCTCCGGCATCCAATCGGTGTTGTCAATCGCGTATTCGCAAATCTGTTTCTTTACTGCTTTGCTCCATGCCTCCATCAGAGTTGATAGCTCCATGAGTTGAGTCGAACTCGCCGCATCATGTATGGCCGAAGGCGTCAGGTCGTCCGGGATTGCGACTGGCGAGTATTTCTTACCGACCTTCAACACCAGCCCGGCGAGAGTCTCACAGCGACCCTTACGCGCGCACCACAGGCAGGAGGCGGTTGTCACCCGGCAATTCTCCATCTTCCGTTCCCGGAGCATTGTCCGAGCCTCCACAGCACGGGCAACGACCGACTTGACCCGGAGATAAAGGGCTTGAAACTGTTCCCGATGGAATGTGTGATGGTCAATCTCGTCCCGATGCGGAAGGACGAAGTGAACAGTGATTTTATTCAGTGTCGGGTAACGAAAGAATAGGCCCAAGAGATACGCGATACCCTGTAGATTATTCTCAGTTGGCTCCACCGACCAAAGGCCGAATTTCCAATCCAGAATATCCGCAAAGGTCACGCATTTTGAAATAATGCACAAATCGGCGTACCCAGCAGTAGTCCCGGCCCAACGGGTTTCCGGGCCGTGTTCACCGGGGCCTATGATTACCTCGTCGTCAATGGGCAGATATTCTTCCTTGAGAATGGTGGGCGGCTCTGCGTAATTCTGCAAAACTTTATCCCGGTAGACCCGGCACGATAGGACGGCGGCCATCTCCGAGTCGAGCAACGCCGGGTCGTCAATATCAATTACGTCACGCTCGGCGAAGTCATGTTGCTTGGTGCCGGCGGTCGAAGCCTCAGTATCCCCCGTCTCGCCCTCGTACAACGGAGACACTTCGAGCGGCTGAAGTTTGGACGGGGAAAAGGGGTGGTGAAAGCGCTCGGCCATAGGGTAAAGGGATTGTGATTGCTCAGGGTCGTTTTGTCAACTGAATCTCAAATTGTTCGGGAGCAGGTCGCCGTCCTGTAGCGAATCTAGGTTATCCAATTTCATCGCAAGTCGGTTATGGATAGGTTCTTCCTCTGTTCCCGCGGCGAAAATTACACGCTGTAAACTCTTGGTTTTGGAACTCAAACGGCAGGGCCGACCGAAGATTTGCCGGAGCAATTTTGCGTTGAATCCCGGACTGATACCGGACAGGCGCGGGAACCGGCCTGTCTCATCAGGCAGGTCTAACGCCACGCCGCCGGCATCTGATTGACATAGGATAACGCGCGTCTGCTCCCGCTGGTATTGAAGCCTTTGGTCCTCGCGCTCCACCGCTGTTTGCGCGCCCCAAATCACCGAGGCCGTGGGGAAAATCTTTTTGAGCTCGACAATGCTTTCCTTGAAATTTAAGAACAGCATCACGCTCATCCCGTTCGCCAGCCCGTCATCAGTAAATTCCTGAAACACCGGCACCTTCAACAATTCGATTTTCTGTCTCGCCCGTAGGAAAGTAGTGAGCGGGTCGTCCGGCAACTCATCGCCTTGAAACCCATTTCTCTTGGCTCGCTCCAAGAGGCGGCGCTTGCATTCGGCGTCACGCTCATCCACTCGATTAAGCGCTGCCGACATCTGTGCATATAGTTCGTCCAAGCTGCGCTTGCCGGAGCCAAGTTCATATAATTCAGCGGTGATTTGTGTTTTGGGAAACCACGGAAGGTCTTTGATTCGGACACGGACGCCGTGTGCCGGAAAAATCGCGCGATTGAGTCGGGCCATGTTCTTCGCCTTGTCGGCTTTGCTTCCGAGAAACTCGAAGGGTTCAAACATCCCTTTGCCGCAGCCGTAGCGCCGGGCCCATGTGTAGAAGTCGAGCGGCTCTTTCACTCGGAGCGTAGCGGGCTCGTGACTGTCATGTAGTCCAAGCATAAACCCCAAAGCATCGAGCTCCATAGGTGTGTCTGCAAGCGTAGCGGACAAGGCCAATCCGTACAATCCCTGCCGGCGCACCGCTCGCATAAGCTCACTGTTCTTGGTTTGTAATCCCATGCAGCGATGAGCTTCATCAAAGATAACTGTTCTAACGCCGTCGTGAAATTGAAAACGCGGTTTTCGGCAAAACTTGGGGGTGAACCAAGTTCCATAGTCGGTGCGGCCTGTCCGGAGCATCTCATAATTGATTACATCGAATTCGGCCTGCTGAGAAAGCGCAGTACGCTCCCAACCAGCTTTAGCGGCGAGGGGACAGACAACAAGTGTGGGCAAGTCCAGCGTACGTTCGACTTCAACGGCCACGAGGGTTTTACCAGTTCCCATGTCAGAGGCATCCACCGCACCGCACGGGGCTTGCCCGAAAAGAGACAGCAAGTGGGCGATGGACTTCGCTTGATGCTCATAAGGTATCATCGGTGACGACGGGATTTATCCGGGATGCCTTGAATGGTTCCTACCAAATCCCGAAAATCGCCCGTTTTCCCATTCCAATGCACATTAGGGCCTCCGATAAATGAGAAAGTATCAGGCATGATTTTCTCATCGTACAAAACACAAAGCACCCGGAGAGCCTCACGGATTTGTTCGGGTGTAGGAGTCATTCGGGGTTTTCAGGGTCAAACCGATGGTTACAATTCGCGCACTCCGATTTGTACTCATTGATTGAGATGAGAATGTAGGAGCCACAATGCGGGCACCGGGGAGGCCAGAACCGGCCGATGAACAGCCCCAGCGCGATGATTGAAATAAAGACGAGCGGTATCATTGGTTTACCTCGATGATGTTGACATGAATCCATGCGCCGCCGGTGACGCGTACCTTGAAAAATCCATTGGCCGGCGTTGGGACAAATGTGGTCTGAAGGTCAATCGGCCAACTGAAGTTGCCGCCGGAGCCTGTGACAGTTGCCACTTGAACAAACGGCTGGGTCAGGTCAGGCGTCTCGAAGATGTCAAACGAGGTAGCCGGCGAGCTCCATGTGAGCCATACGTCATTCGGCGTGTACGGAGCAGCGTATCCGAGCTCCTTCGAGAATTCACTTTCCAGTCCGTTCGGGTCAACGGTTGTCACGGCGAAGAAATAGACCTGCCCATCCAACAGCCCCGACACAGTGCCGTTCGTTGTGGCGCAACTTATCTCATGGTCGTACACACCGGAATTCGTGCCGTAATACAAATTGTAGTGGTCGGCTCCGTTTACGGAATCCCACGCCAACGGCAACGCGTATTCCCCGTGACAGCCCTGTAGCGAGAGTGTGAAAAACTCCGCGGCGATAATCCACATGAGAACATGCTTTAAGGTCATATTGAATCCTTTCTTACGGATACGTCATCCCGGATGATGTCTGCTTTGGCTTCTTCGGCAGCTTCACGGAGCTCTCGCGCTTCCTCGGACGGATAATTTTCCCATGATTCTGACGGAAAACGATTCATAGTAAGTCTCCGTTTGCTTCTATTTTCTTATCCTCATACGGAGCAACCACCCGCCGATAGAATTCAGCCTTGGCACATTCCAAAGTTCCCATGAGTTCACAAGCCCTTCGATAAGTAGGGTTTTCCTGAAACAATCTCCAAATTAATTGCGAGATACAATAATTCACATCCCCAACATCCCCGCGATGGTGAGAATTAGCCACTTCTCGAAACAAAGGAATAATTTTTTCATCGAGCTTTTTTCGATTCTCTTGAGGGATATAGGGCATAATTAACCTTTACTTACAGGTGCGGATTCAATTTCGAGTTGCAGCATTGCCAGCGCGCGCCATGCAAGCTTGGCTGTGTGCCTCACGCCGTCGGAGTCCAGCGTCCCGCGCTGTAAGAAATGGCGCATCGCACAGTCCGCGTGGTCGTTTGATTTGTCCCGGCTCCAATGCAACGGCTGGCCGGGATTGTGTTGCTCATTGCCTAGCCACGAAACATGCGCGAGCGCCGCGATGGCGTTCGGGAAGTAGTCCAGCACACCGGAGGCCACCGGATGTTGTTTGCGTTCCTTCGCTAGTGTAGGGAAAATCTCGGTCATAATGTTTTACCAGTTCGTCGTTTGTTCACCGCAGCGTGAATGATACGCGCGGACTTGATTCGGAACGCTTCAGCGAGCTCGTCCAAGCCCCGGCCTGTCAGGAACGTTTCCTGCTCCGGGTCAACGTCGCCCATTGGTGAAGTGACAGTCATGTTTCGCATCGCACGGAACGCCGATTCGATTTCAGCTTCAACTTCGTTGATGAAGTCCTCGCTGACTCGTGTATATTTGCCGAGCCGTGTCTTTTGGGATACCTTCAACGCGAACCGCCGGATGGCAGCGCGGTTGAACTTCCCGCAGGAACGAGACTCATTTTCAGATGGTTGTTTTTCGTCCATACACAAATACTATACCACACCGTCCGGGACTTGTCAAATTTTATTTTCCAGAGCCCAATAGCAAAACCGATTCGCTGGCGCGTTCAAGCTTAAGAATCCCGGCCTTCGTGGTTATCAGGTCGTTAATTTGCTTCTTGAGATGCTCAATGTTCGCCTGAAGCTTGTTCAAAGTTTCCCACACCTGTTCGCTATACGGAAGGATATGGCCGCCGCGCATCGTGAGTGGCGCGCGCAACGGTAGGTCGGTCAATCTGAATTCATGGCATTCGCGCTCCTCCATCCACTTCGCTTTCGCTTTACGATGGACTTCATCCACTTCCCAGGAGCATTCCAACACCGAGCCGGCGGGCCCCTTTGACAGATAATATCGTTCAAACTCCAAACTGAGATTATCGCCCGAATACCCATTGGACACTTTGACCTCGATGACGGGGTGCCACTCCAAGGTAATCCAATGCTCGATACGTTCCCGGATTTTCTCCACTAAAATAGAGGCGTCCGGCGCTTTCATTTGTGTCTCAAACACAGTAGCGACAAACTGCGTGCCGTCCAAATAGTACGGAATGATGATACCTGATTTGGGGTGATTTACTTCACCGACTTTTTTCAATTTATTTTTTGGGGTCATAGAATTGTCAAATCTTTATTTAACTTAGTTATGGAGTCAAGCTCAGGTGAAACTGTCCAGACGGACAGGCCCAAAGCTTTTGCCAGCGCGTACTCCGCTATCGCGCCGCGCGATTTGTTCCAACCGGGCAACAGCACCATCATGTCAGCGTGTTCGGCAATCCAGCATAAGTCATCGCGCAGGGCTTCCCGAATACTGAAAGGAACGGTCAAATCGGCTTCGTTCCCGCTCCGACTGACAAAAGTTCCTTTGCCAAATTTCTGCTCGTCGTGTTCTGCCGGATTGAACACCGGGCCAAAGCCAGCTTTCCGAAGCTTCGCAGCAACCGTATGGAACATCGGAAAATTAAAATCCGGGATTCCACGCATCGGGCCGGCGAGGTAAACTCCATTCATAGATAAAGTGGGGCCCGGCGAGGAAAACAAAGAAACCCCGCCGGGCGTTTGCCGGCGACACCACGAGGCCGGAAATTAAAGGGCGAGGCCGCCGGCTGGAAGCCATAAGTCCCCCGCCCCGCGCTTCCTTCAGATGAAGGCCGAGATAAGTGGCCGGTATTATCGGCCTCCCCTGTGCGCTCCTTCACCCTTGACAACGACGCAGAACGCGCTCCGCGTGGGTCGTCGGAATTGGTAGCGGGGGCTGGATTTGAACCAGCGACCTTCACGTTATGAGCGTGACGAGCTAACCGGGCTGCTCCACCCCGCAATAAATTTATGGTTTGTCCCATGCTAAAATTCTTTCCATCAGCCAATTTGGATGCACACGAATCCAAGACGTGCAATCTTTCCAGTTCGGCAGCATGAATTCGATTTCATAAGGCATCGGCCACGGGTCGTAATTCCACTTGTTCATAACGGTCTTTCAAACTATTCAGGTCGGGGAATAGGAAAACAGTGTTAGGCCCATATTTCCCAGTGGAGCCGTTATGAACTACGACATAACCTTCTGCCACGCCTGTATGGGCTTTCACAATCGAATGGACAATCCCTATAAAAGAAGGAGTCGTCCAGTGCGCGCCTTCACGCAAGTGTTCTCCGGGCTGAAGTCGCCGCCACCCCGCGGGAATTAACACTTTCCCTTTCATTGAATTTTCCCTCCGTCCACAACGAACGTTCTGCGCGCCAACATCCGATATTTTCTGTTCAATCTCCGCCGTCGGAGCCATGATAGGTTCAATCGGAGTAGTCAGAACCGGATTAGCGGTCAGCCATGCGACGCCAGCCTGAACTTCTTTCTCCGCCTCCGCCAACTTTTCACGCAAATTCTCAACTTCAACCCGCCATTCGTTTACGCTGGTCTGACTATCGCTCCAAGTTTTATTTGCCGCTTGAACACCAGCACAACGAAACGCATGGTCATCCCGCGCGCGCTTATTGGAATCCTGAACCGCTTGTAAAGCCTCGCGTAAGTCGCTCACAGAAACGTGAGCGTGCTTGGTCAAGTCAATATCACCATAACCCTTCACTTTGAAACGGAGCTCCGCGGCTTCAGTGTTCGCCTTGGCCGCTTCCGCATCAAGCTCCGCGGTGCTTGTGTTGAACATCTCGGCGAAATACTTCTTACGTTCGAGCTCCGTCTTGCCGGTCAGAAAATTCTGGTCGAGCAGGAATGGATTTAGCATTCCTTTGAGCTTGTCCACGGGCCGCGCTACTGATATTCCATCCAGTGTCAGCCGGAGCGGACGCGCCTTGATTTCCCCGTTATCCGCCCGGTAAAAAGTACGAACAAGCTGGCCGTTCTCAAAATTCAGACTGATTACTCCCATATCGGCTCCGGGCCGGATGATGTCCGCCGGGAATGAGCCGCCGAACACCCAACGCACCGCGTTCAGGATGGTCGTCTTGCCCTGTTTGACCTGTCCGTAGAACAACAACAGCGGCTTGTCGAATTGAATCGTCTCATCCTCGATGAGCCCTATGTTCAAAATTTGGAGGGAGGTAACTTTCATAGAATCTGCGCCGCTAGAATCGTCGTCCACACCAGCAAGCATAGCGTCCGATGGTCGCGCGATGCTTGTAGGCAGGTTTTCTTTGGATTCGTTTGTTCATTCCACCATTTCAAAATTGTTGCCCGGCGCAGCATAAACTCCACCGGGCAAGGTTTCAGGCGACCACGCGGGTCGGCTGTGTGGTCAGTTTCGGGGCCACAATTCGTGGGGAGCGTTTGGCCTTGCGGGCCATACGGGCTTCCCACTGTTGGAGCGTCACCGGCTTTGCGTAACCGGGCGCGTTCAAGTTTGCATTCATTTCATTTTTCTCTCTTTCTGTAAGCGTTGCCGCTGTGTAACATACTATCCCCTATCGGGGAATGTTTGTCAACTGATTATTTTCACAAATTTGCTCCGCCGCCAATACCAAAAGCGCCCGGATGAAAGCCTCAATGTTATAGACAAAGTGGTTACTCCACAGTCCTTGGCGTTCCAGTTCGGCGCGCGCCGGAGAAGCTCCCACGGTTCTCGCAATCCTATAATGGTTTATCTTGGCAACCGCGTGAAGGTCGTCCATCGTGCCGCGGTTAATTGCCAGCGCGTCATCAGCGGTCAGCGCTATCTCGAATCCGTCAAAGCGGGCAACATATTTTGGTTTGCTCATAAAATTGGAACCTCGTAAACCATCATGGTCTTGGTTGTTGCCTTTGGTAAAAGGCTGTCCCATATCGTCCCGCGCACTACAGCGAAAGCATGGGTCGCGGTCGTGATGATGAAACACTTGGCCGGGTCAAGCTTAGGCATAACCTCATGGAGCCGTATCCACGAGAGTTCCTCGCGAGCCAACAGCCCAAGTCGCTCGGCGTAAACTCCAAAGTGCATTCCCTGTCGGGGCTGACGCCCCAACAGTGCCAGCCGGTTGTGGGCCTCCGGGTACGGCACGCCAAACGCCGCGGCGACGGCGCGCACCGTGCAATCGTTCTTCTCCGCCGGCGCGTAGATACTGCGCCCGGCGTCAGAGCAATGGAAAGATGGAATCATAGGCCAATCTCGGAAAATAATTTCACGATTGCACTGTACTCCTTAAACTCCACTTCAGTTAAAGAATGTTTTCGAGCAATCCCTTTGAAATGTTTCTTCCAGTCGGCAAACGTGTGTTCCTCGCAGCCGATTTTTAACCATCCATGTTTGCAGTTCGTACAGCCATGCCCACGAGAGTCTAGTAGAAAAAGAACTGGCTTTACCCACGCGTCACCGTAAACCTGCGCGGCACCGGAAACCTGCGCGTCACCGAAAACCTGCGCGTCACCGTAAACCTTCGCGTCACCGAAAACCTTCGCGGCACCGGAAACCTGCGCGGCACCGGAAACCTTCGCGTCACCGAAAACCTTCGCGGCACCGTAAACCTGCGCGTCACCGTAAACCTGCGCGGCACCGGAAACCTGCGCGGCACCGGAAACCTTCGCGTCACCGTAAACCTGCGGGTCACCGTAAACCTTCGCGTCACCGAAAACCTTCGCGGCACCGGAAACCCGCGCGGCACCGGAAACCTTCGCGTCACCGTAAACCTGCGCGGCACCGGAAACCTGCGCGGCACCGGAAACCCGCGCGGCACCGGAAACCTGCGCGTCACCGTAAACCTGCGCGGCACCGGAAACCTGCGCGTCACCGTAAACCTTCGCGTCACCGAAAACCTTCGCGGCACCGGAAACCTGCGCGGCACCGGAAACCTGCGCGGCACCGGAAACCTTCGCGTCACCGAAAACCTTCGCGGCACCGTAAACCTGCGCGTCACCGTAAACCTGCGCGGCACCGGAAACCTGCGCGGCACCGGAAACCGTGCCCCACACAATAGCGTTTTCCTGAACGTTGTTTTCACATTCCTTCCAGACGGTGGCAGATTTGTGAATCCAACCGCCGCCAGAAGCTTGTCGCCAGTTTTCGGCCACTTCTCGACCGCCTAATTTTTTATTTAATTCGTCGTATGTCATAAAATTCGTTTGCTCCGTTTCATTTCGTTGGTTACACCTTTGCAGAACGCCAATGTCCAGTCCGCAACCATCGCCACAGTGTATTCCCCGGAAGCTTGGAGGCCGACAACCTCCTCGGCGGCGTAAACATTTATGGCCCGAACCAGATTATCCGCTGCCAGTTTCCGGCGCTCCGTGGTCTTGGGCTCTAGTTGGATAGCCCGATTTGGACGGGATTTCGCTTTGCGCCCTATTAGAGCCTGCACGAGTTTTGCGTCGTATTTGTTCATAAATGGCATCAAGCGGGGTACAACTCATTCAAAACTGGCACCGGGCACAACGGCAGCGCGCGCGGGATTTCAAACCCGCGGCCATTCGTGGAGTGCCATGAGTAACGGTCAAGTCCAGTTGCATAGGCATTGCATATAGGCAACGTGATGTCCGTGCCTGTCGCCAACTCAAAGCCGGCTCCAAGCGTGTAGGTCGCGGCCTCGTAAGCTTCGCCATCGCGCGCCACCAGCACTACGCCGGTAAGCCCGAAGGAGTTTGTGTTTTCCGATACCGCCGCCACGCGAAATGTTTTCATTTGCACGAGCGACGGAGTGTGTTTGTTTTTCGTTTTCATGGTGTCAATATAGTTCAGGTCGGTTGCGGTGTCAAGCATTCGCCAAAAGCTCGTCAAAAAATGCCTGTGGCCGAATTTCAACTGGGCGCGCTGTTAATCCTACTGTTTTTAGCCATGAGTTTATGTGGCGCGTGGTTGTGGCACTGTACTTCCGATTCATTACATATCGTTCTGAACTAAATCCCGGCGTTGCAGGAGTGAACGCCGCAACGGGTGTCTGATAACTGATGAGAATTAGCTTCCCGTTGTTCAACCGGACTTCGGTTTGGTTACTGCCAATGTTCGTAATGTTTATTTTGTTCTTTCTACGGCGCGTTGGTTATGCCGCGCTCATGGTTAAAGAATACACCCGTCCCGCAATAAAGGCCAGAACTTTGTTATGTTGACTATCAACGACTTACGAAGAAACGGAAAAATAAATCGGATTGCCAGTCAATTAACCAAGGGTGACTTTTTAGAAAAATCCGTTTTAATTAACTCTAGTCTCGGCGAAGAAAGTCCGATGCCGTGGAACGAATTACACTTTACCTGTGGCGAGAGACAAGTGATTAGGGCCGTCGAAGCGCGCGCATGTGGGCAAGCGCAGCCTGAGATACTTCGATTGCGCCGGCGGCAACCGCAAGCGCACGTTTGGTCAAACAAATGTCAAAGTGCTCGCGCCATGTGCCGGGGAATTGAATATATTTTCGTTTTACACCGATTTTGTCCGCCATGTAGAAAAGCTCGGTGGAGGAATCGGCGAGCATGTGGCACATCCGCATTCCGCGGTAGCTCATGCGTGCGTTGTCAACGTACACACTCATCAGTAGGTTGGTACCGGCGCATTCGGGTCGTCACCGACTACAAACGTGGGCGGAACCGGGTCGCCAATATATGTCGGTTCAGGCGGAGTCGGGGAAGGTTTGGGCTTGATTTGAAATGCCGAAATAAAAATAGGACGCACATGCGGGTCGGACGGCGCAAGGTCAATGACGTGTCCCGGCGACTCATCAATTATATCAACCGGCACGCGAACGCCCAGTATCCGGTAAAGCCGGGCTAGAACCGCCAGCACATTCTTAGCGGTGACAGAGCCAGTCTCCACAAGCTTGTTTATGTCGTTCAGCGCGTCCCGAACGCCGCGCGCGCTGAGTTTCCCGCGGCGTATTTTTTCGTAACGTCTCATAATAGAGTTAATTCATTGTCGTTTACTTGCCCTTGAATTTTAGGCCATTGAAAAAATGCAAGACGTGTCCAGCCAGACGGCCCCGGAATGACCGCGCCTTTCTCATATAAGAAAGGGAAATTAAATGGAAAGGTGCGCCAAACAAACCGTTTATCTGCGGCCCAATAGAAGAAGTTATCCGCGGCTGCGGCGGCGGTATCCTCCTCAACATAATCCCCTAAATGAATAAAAAAATCGCGGACATAAAAGCCTGCACGAAATTGCCCGGACGGTAGAACTTTTACCCATCGATATTTTGACTCGACTTCACTCATAACGCCTCCACCGCTCCGCGGCGCAATCGAGTCTCGTCGCTGTTTAGTATCTGCCGGAGACGCGGCAGCATTTTTTCCGTGAACGGGAACGGCGCGGGAACATCCACCTGCCGGCTGTAAATCAGCGGGAAGTTGAAATGAGCAGGCGCGTGAATCAAATGCTCCTGCCATGCGTAGTACAAGAAGTTGTCCACCGCTTCGCCGGCCTGTTCCTCGTGCTCGTGCAATCCGAAGTAAAGCCGTTGTCCGCCGACCGTGATGAACACGCGCCAGCGATTCGTGGCCGAGACGTAGTAAACGTGTTTGAATTTCGATTTCCGAGTTCTCGGAACCGCTTCCACTTTCTTGCGATTAGCCAAGGCGATGTCATACGGCTCGCCGGTGACGGTCATCAGAATGTCGTGGCAGCAATGCGAATAGTTATTCTGGTTGTGACAGAGTTCCTCACACAAACGGCAAACCATGAATGAATCCAGCCATTGCCGGGAATGAACGGATTTGGTCTTGTCGAATACTTCCATGTTCCCGGCGACCTGCTTATCATCGGGCTTGTCAGGCAACGGTGGCGCGTCATCGGTGACGAATTGCCGATACCCGGCGCGCGCGAACGGTACCTGCTTACTGGCCGCACCAAACAATCCCCATGACAAATCAGAATAGCGCCGCTCATCGAGGGATAATCCCACATCCAACCAACGATGCGGCATCGGCGGCAGCAGCGGCGACAAAACAAACTGCGTTTCCAGAACACGCGGTAACACCCGGCAGGCAGCGGTAATCATAGGTCAGTGATTGGAATTTTATCATCCGGACAATCCCAGCGCAGGATACGCCCGTTGCGAAGTTTGTATCGTTGCGGTATGATTGCACGAGTCTCAACAAGCTCTGCGCGGAGCTCATGGATACGCACGATAAGCGCGTAGGTGACGTGATTGGCAGTACCCCCGGCGGCGAGGACGTTTTGCACCGTGGGCTCCTGCTCAATGACACGCTGCTCGGATGGCGTCAACGGACGAACATAATGACGGCCAATATCACGCCGCCACGGGTCGCACCAACGTTCTGATTTGAAATCTGCCCGTGCCGGGTCGCGTGGCCCCCGTGCATCATATTTCTCCAACTCAGTTTTTACAGCGGCCAACGACGGGTCGCCAGCAATGTGTCCTTGGACTTTCACTTTGTCAACCGCTTCGGCAAATGGAGTAGGCCCTAGTGGGTCGCCGATACCGTGCGGCCACGGTCGTTGTGCTTCAGGCGGTGCGCCTCGTATCTCAGACGGTGTACCAAGAGACTCAGGCGGCTTGACTGTGGCCGGTGACGGGTCGCCTGTGCCCAGTGAATGTTGACTAGAGGCCAGTGACGAGGGATTGGCGTCCTGTGATTTGATAACGCTCATGCCGATATTATGCCCGGTCAGCCCCGATTTGTAAAGCAAAGAAGTAAAGAGGTCAAGAGGAATGTAAGGAAATAATCTCTCTATAGAAGGCACTATATGTAAATGTGAAGGTCTGAATTTAGTATAAAATAGAGAAAATGTAGTATAAAGTGTCACTCTATAGAGAGATTATTTCCTTACGTTCCTCTTGACCTCTTTACTTCTTTGACTTTATTTCCCACCGGCGGCCCCGGTTTTTCTGGAAGTGCGCCGGTTGCTTTTTGAGTGGTCGCCGGCCATATTACGGTGTGCAGTCCGCAACGGTGAACACAAACACGACGAAGAAAGAGTCCAAACATCCCCTTTATGCCAACATGCCCGCCGACCTCCGGGCCCTCCGCGCCAGTGCTCACAAACGCAAGCGCGAGCAAGACCGAATCGAATTCCGCCAGCGCCAGTTATCAGGACAGGCTAATCAGGCTCAGTCCTAACTTGGCGTGGTTGTCCGGGCCCGGTAAACGTCCAAACTGGATTGTAACGCGCGCGGCGTCGTACCATCGTTCATTCTGGCGGTTATACTCAGTCCACAAAGGCGCTCCCGGCGAGGTTCTCATGGCCTTTTACAAAGCGGTTCATCATTCCACAAACTAACATGGATAAACGCTTGATTGACGTAGCGAAGGTGTTCCAAACGTATATCACGTTCAATGGCGACATTGACCGTACCGCCGCGGCGATTGATATGCCGCGCGAGGATGTCCGGAAGCTGGCGGAGAGCGAGCAATGGACAGAAAAAATCAAAGAGTGGAATGAGCTTCGGGATGGCAACAACAAAGACCTTCAGGTTCAAATCAATCGGGCAGTCAACTTTGTGCAAGCTCATCGGCTCCGCAACGTGGTTGACCGCATCATCCAATACTTCAATAATCTTCAAGAGCAGCAGTTGATTGACTTATTGACTGAAAGTACGCCGAAAGGCTCTAAGTTTAATACCCGACCACTCACGGATTTAGTGAAAGCTGCTGAGGCTTGCCATGTAATGAGTCAGCGCGCGCTTGGCGATTCTAATGCTCCTGCGGATGACAACACCAAAGGCGGCGGCTCCTCGGTTGCATTGGCGGTAATGAAGGCAATGGCCGCGGCGGAGGAGAAAGACCTCGGTGCTGTGGCTATCGTCACGAAACAGTTGACCGCATGAGATGGATTGCTGCTCCGATGACTGTTCGGCGCGCTCGTTCGATTTGTGAATTTTTCCACGAGCGATACGGCACGCAAGCTCAAGCTGTGGCCAAGCGCTTTTGTCCCACCGTTGAACGATATAAGCTGCATTCTGAGTCGCTTATGTGGCTTCACCTTGAAGAAGCAGCGCGCGCTCGTGGATGGCACGACCGTATCCGCCCCGCTGTCGAGCGAAAACGTCGCGCGCATCCTCCGACCTCAAATGTAGGTTCAATTTTGGATTCGGAAAAGCTTGCCGCTGGTGCTCCCGACCTCGTATCTGGCCCCGTAGCAAGCCCAGCCGTGAATCTCGTCGGCTGAATCTCCTTTGTTCATGCGGGTTTGGTGCGGTCGAGCTAAGGATTTGGAATCCTCGGCACGGCTCGCCGGCGGCCCGATGCAGGCCCCGACCCATTAAAAACAACCCCCGGCGGCCACGTTGAACCGATGGGGGGACATTGGCCGGGACTTTTCGCTCACTGGTGGGGGAGAAATTTTGCAACTTCACTCCCACGGACTTTTCACGAATTTGCGGTCAAAATGTCCGGTAAAATGTCCGGGTAAAATTGGGTTGACAAATAGGGCCACTCGTGTCATAGTACGTCCAACGGACAGTGACCAGCGAACGTAAAAAAGATTTGACCACGCTGGTTCGTATGGACTGGAAAGCTGAGTAGAGCTCGACGCACAGAGCTCCGTGGAATGTCACTGTCCTTTTAATTTTATGCGAATCTGGATGGCTCAATATCGGGGAAAAGGTATCCTCAGTAAGATTGTAAAATTTTTCACTGATTCGGAGTACAGCCACACCGCAGCTTTCTTCCCTGATGGCGCGTGCCTTGTCATTGGCGACCGGACATACGTAATACCTCCCCGGTCAGTTATCGAAGCGTGGGCCGGCGGGTGCCACATTGCCGGTTACAGCGACTACCATCACAGCGGCGTGCAGGTGGACTTATTCTCATTGAAAGACTGGCTCACCTTGGAACAAGAGGTACGGCTCGGCGAATTTCTGGTCAAGAGTGTTGGCAAGAAATATGATTACCTCAACGTGCTGCGGTATATCCCGTTCGTCCGGCTGCTCATCCCGGAACCGAAAGGAACATACTATACCCGGACGCATGTATATTGCTCGGAGTTAATCCTCGAAGCTTTTGCTTCCATTGGTCGGAGTCTTTTTGTGCGACGCCCGTTTTGGAAGATTCCTCCGGGCCTTGCATCCACCAGTCCTCTTTTGAAGTTTGAAGCTACACTGACAACCACCTAATCTATGGCAGTATTCACGCTAATCCCTGTTCCCATTCCTCCGGCTCGATCGACTCCGGGATGGGCCAAACCAATTGTATCTCGCTTCGGGGCCGGAAAACTGGCCTTCTCCGCTCGACCGTTCAAAATTTTAAAACGCGAACGGCACCGGGAATCTGTCCGGGAACGGTTTTCGCAGTTTGTGAAAACCGCTGCCGGCAAGCTTCGTCCTCTTGACGCGCAAAAGCAGATGCGCGCGGAGTTTGAACGGTCGTTTCTTATCCCGTAATTTTATGGCTGTCATTGCTTTTGCTGGTTTGGGATTTTGCGTCTTGATGGCGATGGTGATTCGCCGTTTGGACAAGGCGCGCGATTCACAGCGGCATCGGTGTCCGTTCACGATGGAATCCGAAATGGTCGGGTTCTATTGCAATCGGTGCCGGAAGATTGTGGAAGCCGGGAAATGCAAGTGTGAGAAATCACCGTCACTGTGGGTGTTGCTCTATAAATAAGTTTATGCCTTGGAAAATTGTTCCCACTAAGAAGGGCGCGAACTTGGTAAATAAAATTACTGGCAAGGTGAAGTCTCATCATTCCAGTCCAGCCAAGGCTGCCGCTGCGCGCCGGGCAATCTACGCCAACTGGACGCCTACAACTAGCGCTGAAGGCGCGGGGGTCACAGCCAAAGACGTTCGGAGGAAACGATGATAGCCGTGTTCGTACGAACGATGTATCATTTCTATGACCCGTGGATTGTTCTTCCGTGGGGTATAGCCTCGTTAGAGGATATAATCATTGTGGGACTGCTTTGGAAAGATTGACATGAAAATACTTATCACGGGTTCATCGGGGTTCGTCGGAAATCATGCAGTCGAGGCTGCGAAACAATACGGTTGGGAAGTCGTCACATTCGACGCGCGCTCCGGCTTTGACATCAACGATTTTGAATCCGTCCGAGCCGCCGCGGCGGGTTGTGATTACGTTCTGCATCTGGCGGCCTATACTTCCTTGGCGGACTTCGCCAAGAATATGTATGACAACTACACCACAAATATCGTGGGATTCTTGAATGTCATCGAGGCCGCGCGCTTGGCGAAGGTCAAGAAGTTTGTGTACGCCAGTAGCTCGGCGGTATATCCGGGCGACGTGTTACGTCCGCAGAGCGAAACCGATGTGATTGACCCGCAGACCATGAAGGGCCATTATGGCAAGTCGAAAATTATCAATGAGATGATTGCGGCCTCCTACCATCTCTCGTGTGGTCTGCCGTGCCTCGGTCTGCGCTTCTTTAATATCTACGGCCCCGGCGACGAAACGAAGGTCGGCAAATGCGCGCCGATGCAGCATTTTTATGAGGCCGCGCGCAAGGGGAAACCGATGGTAGTGTTTGGCGACGGAAGCCAGTCCAAGGATTTCATCTACATTGACGACGCAATTCCTCGGATAATGACTCTCGTAGGTCATCCCTCGGCACTGGGCATCTGTAATGTGGGCACGGGCACAATCACTTCGTTCAACGAATTGGCACAATTATTTGGAAATATGTTTGAAACCAAGATTCAACACGTCCCCCATCCTGCGCGAGAATTCTATCAGTATTTTACTTGGGCTGATACTCGCCGAATGGTTGAATGGGTCGGCAATTATTTTTTCAAACCCATAGGTGAGGGTTTACGACAGTTAAAACCGGGCCCGGAGTAAATCTATGCGCCGCTCAAAATCATGGGGCCTGATTCTCGGCCTGCTGTTCCCGTTCACCGCTCTCGCGTTCCCGGTGCCAATGAAATCGGACGAGCTCAACCGTTATGCGAACGCTATCTGGTGGACTGAAGGCGGCCCCAATACACATTACCCTTACGGTATCAAGTCCATCTTCACCTTCTCGCGCGTTGAAGCCCGTGAAATCTGTATCAACACGATTCAACATGCGTGGAAGGACTGGCAACTCGCGGATTATCCCAAGGATTTTGTGACATTTCTGGCCGACCGATACTGCCCCTCGGAAACTGACCCCAGTGGTCACATCTATTGGGTGAAAAACGTGCGCTGGTTTCTGAAGCATCCCAAGCCGCTTGCTACATGATTCGGCGCGCTAAAGACCCTCCGATTGCTGATGGCCGCTTCGGCTCCAAGCAGGGGTTCACCCGGCGCACGAGCACCCGGCAGGGCGGCCCATATTATCCCCAGCCGTCGCCGCCCCCGCCGCAGCCGATTCCGGTTCCGAGCCATTCGCCGGCGCACGGACTGAGAATTGCGCTCGTGACCTCGTTGTATCACGAGGAGATTTTGGCGCGCTGCCTGTTGAACCATTATTGGTTCTGTAACAAAGTTTTTGTAGTGCTCGGCCAATCGCCAGATGCGACTGAGGCCATTGTGAATTCTGACCCGCGGTGTGTGGTGCAGATTCTCAACATGCCGGACGGATTCCGGGACGACACAAAGGCTGGCGCACAGAATGATATTTTGCGGCGCGAGAAGGACAATTTCGATTGGTTCATTGTGACCGATGCCGATGAGTTTGTGTATCCCACGGGAGCCCCGACCTGCGTTACCTTCCGGGAATGGCTGACGACGGTGCCGGACGAGCAGCGCGCGATTCCCTGTCATCTCAGCAATGTGTATAGGCACCGCGATGACCGGGACTTGGATTTAACCTTCTGTTCCGCGCCGGCCATATTGCAGCGCCGGCACGGGGTTCTCAAGCCGCATCCGGGCTATATCAAGCCGAATGTAATTCGGCCCGGTCTGGAAATAGACCTCGGCCATCACTCCATCCGGGGACTCCACGGGCAGGATTTCAAATCATTGCGCGGTTCCCATTGGGCATGGGCCGACCCGGCTTTTTCCATTACTCGAACGGTGGATGACCGGACGAATCGGCAGCACCCCAACCAGTATAAGCATAACTGGGGCAATGGCAACTATGGGCAGAGTTACGACTCCGTGCGACAAAAACTTAATAATCATTTGGATGACCCCCTAATTGTATGACGACGAGATTGCGGTGCATGTCGGTTTGGGCCGATGAAACTCATGCGTGGTGGCCTTACTGGCGGAAAACATCACGCGCTCACGGTCTGGAATTCATTCAGGCGGACGACACGCTCTGGTCGGATTACAAGCGGAGACATCCGAAGGAGGGCCATCCGTGGCATCTCAAGGTCGTTCCTATAGGTAAATACATTCAGGCCCATGATGATGCGGATTACTTTTTGTTCTCCGACTGCAACGATGTGATTTATTCTGCCGGTGCGGATGAGCTAATTGAGAAATTCAATGCCATCGGGTCGCCGATTGTATATTCATCGGAGCGGTATTGCTGGCCGCCGGTCATCAAGCCGGAGGAATATCCGGCGCATTCGATTGGCCGGTTCTCCCGGTTTCTTAATTCAGGCTTTTGGATGGCGACCCGCGAAGGCGCGTTGAAACTGGCGGTTGAATTACAGAAGCCGTTCCCCGACCGGGTTATCTGCGACCAAGGCTCGGCGGTGCTTCTTTATCTGTCCGGGAGGCTGCCGATTGCGCTCGACCACGAGAACACGCTTTGCTATTGCAACGCCGACAAGGCGCAGGGCTTGGAATTTGACGACCCCCGCCAACGGTTTAAGCGCGCCGGCACCGAAATCTATCCCTGCTGCTTCCACGGGAACGGCGCAGGGAACATGCGTCCTTTTATCGAGAAATTGAAACTGTGAGTACCGACGAGTTATTGGACGCTTTGATAAAGGCAAATGATTGCCTCCGAAGCTCTGCGTCCATTGCTCATCGAAAGGGAGAGAACACCGATTGGGAGTCGTGGCGGAAACATTTGGATGGTGTTTTGGAGGAACAGCATTTGATTCTTCTCGAACATAATGTCTGGTGTCCAAAGCCGGCCCCGGAGGAATTGCTGTGACTCGTGAAGAACTGGTAAAGCAGGTCAGCGGGCATCTCCATGCCGAGCAGCATACCGATGCCGCCCGGCTCATCGCGTCATTTTCCAATCTGAAAATGGATTTGGAAAAACGCGAGGATGTGATGGAGGTCTGTAGTTCCCTGTTTTACTGGTGCCTGAACAACAAGCATTATGACTGGGCGGCTTCAATGATTTGGAACAAGCGCCTATTTTATCAGGAGCCTCGCCCGCATTGTACGAATCTGGTTTGGGACAACATTGAGACTAACAACTCGATTATGCTCATGGGCGCGGCTTCGATGAGCAAGTCCTATGGTGCCGGCGCGTGGTTGCTTCTGGACTGGGTGCGCGACCCGGAATACACGAATGTCAATCTCGTGGGGCCTTCGGAGAATCATCTGAAGGATAACCTGTTCACGCATTTGGTGACGTTGCACGCACAGAGCACTCTCCCGTTGCCGGGTTTCGTCAATGAGTTATTCATCGGGTTGGATTCGCGGATGCTCAAGGGCGCTATTCGGGGTATCGTGATTCCTGTAGGCCGCAAGGCAGCAGGCCGATTACAGGGACGCAAACGGGTGCCGCGCAAAGAAATTCATCCCTACCTTGGGGCCATGTCGCGCATTCGGTTCTTCCTGGACGAAGTGGAGAAAATTCCGCTCGGTGTTTGGAAAGACGTGGATAACGTATTTTCCAACCTCGATGACGATGTGGACGGCGTCAAGATTTTGTGTGCGTTCAACCCGGAGGATGCCACAGGTGAAGTTTCGCAACGGTGCGAACCTGCCGGCGGCTGGGAGGCTTTTGATGCCGAGAAGGATGAAGTATGGCGGAGCAAACGCGGTTGGACGGTGGTACGGTTGGATGCGGCAAAGTGCGAGAACATAATGTCTGGTGTCCAAAGCCGGCCCCGGAGGAATTGCTGTGACTCGTGAAGAACTGGTAAAGCAGGTCAGCGGGCATCTCCATGCCGAGCAGCATACCGATGCCGCCCGGCTCATCGCGTCATTTTCCAATCTGAAAATGGATTTGGAAAAACGCGAGGATGTGATGGAGGTCTGTAGTTCCCTGTTTTACTGGTGCCTGAACAACAAGCATTATGACTGGGCGGCTTCAATGATTTGGAACAAGCGCCTATTTTATCAGGAGCCTCGCCCGCATTGTACGAATCTGGTTTGGGACAACATTGAGACTAACAACTCGATTATGCTCATGGGCGCGGCTTCGATGAGCAAGTCCTATGGTGCCGGCGCGTGGTTGCTTCTGGACTGGGTGCGCGACCCGGAATACACGAATGTCAATCTCGTGGGGCCTTCGGAGAATCATCTGAAGGATAACCTGTTCACGCATTTGGTGACGTTGCACGCACAGAGCACTCTCCCGTTGCCGGGTTTCGTCAATGAGTTATTCATCGGGTTGGATTCGCGGATGCTCAAGGGCGCTATTCGGGGTATCGTGATTCCTGTAGGCCGCAAGGCAGCAGGCCGATTACAGGGACGCAAACGGGTGCCGCGCAAAGAAATTCATCCCTACCTTGGGGCCATGTCGCGCATTCGGTTCTTCCTGGACGAAGTGGAGAAAATTCCGCTCGGTGTTTGGAAAGACGTGGATAACGTATTTTCCAACCTCGATGACGATGTGGACGGCGTCAAGATTTTGTGTGCGTTCAACCCGGAGGATGCCACAGGTGAAGTTTCGCAACGGTGCGAACCTGCCGGCGGCTGGGAGGCTTTTGATGCCGAGAAGGATGAAGTATGGCGGAGCAAACGCGGTTGGACGGTGGTACGGTTGGATGCGGCAAAGTGCGAGAACGTAATCTCTGGCCAAGTGATTTATCCCGGCTTGCAGACCAAGACCGGATTTGACCGTATTATTCAGAACGCCGGTGGAATGAATACGCCCGGTTACTGGACGATGGCGCGCGCGTGTTTCCCGCCCGTAGGGGCGGTCTATTCGGTTATCTCGGATTATCTGTTCATCAACAGCCGACGCACGCTGCTTTTTGCCGAGGAGCCAGTGCGCGTCGCCGGCGTGGATGTGGCCCTAGAAGGGAATGACCCGGCCAAGATTTGCTTTGGGCGATTTGGCAAATCTGTCGGATACCGCGAGGAACCCAGTTTGAATTTTCCGCGCGGACGAACGGTCATGTTCAAAGACTGTTCCGGCAAACCGCTTTTTCGTTGGGGTTTGCAGGCAGATAAGATTGAAAAATTTCCTCGCGCTGATACCGTGAAGATGGCCACGGCAATTCGAGCCTCGTGTGTGTTAAATAAAGTTGACCCAAAGGGACTCATGGTTGACCGGACGGGAAATGGAGCCGGGGTTCACGACTTGCTCAAGAATATGTGGAGCCCGGAAGTGCTCGGCGTCAACTACAGCGAGGGAGCAACGGAGAGAAAGGTTTTGGAGGAGGACTCAAAGACTCCGAAAGAGGAACTCGTGCGGGTCGTGTCGGAACTTTGGTTCGCCACGAAGAAATGGCTTGAATTCAATTTTCTCGCGCTCTCTCCCACCCTCGGTGCGGATGAACAACTGAAAAAGCAAGTCACAGGCCGGCGCTATGATGCGTCTCGTCAGAATCGGGTTGAGCCGAAGGACGAGTACATGGCGCGCAACAACCCTTCGCCAAACGACGCCGATGCCTTGACCCTTATGCTCCATGCCGTGCGTGTAGGATTCGGTGTTGTGCCGTCGGCGCTTGACCATGTGACACCGGAAACGGTCGTTGGGTACGGGCCCATCAACTACGGCCCGATGCCCTGCGTGGTGGATGAAACCTGCCGGCAACACGCGCTTGAGGATTACGATACCGAGGAGTTTATGACATGAAAGCTCTCCGCTTTAAGGCCATTTTCGAGAAGGGCTCGACTCATCATGTGGAGGTTGTTGTCCACCGAACAAAGAAAGCCATGTTCCGGGCGTTGCATTACAAGATGTCCGCCAAATGTCTTGCGTGTTGTCGGGACGTGCCGTTTCCCGGAACCAAAGGTTGCGTAGCGGAATTGCATTTTCGACTGGACGAACTGAATTTGAATGCAGTCGTCCACGAATGTACGCACGCAGCCCACAATCGGACTTCGCTAATGGGCTTTGAACCCGGTCTAGCGCGCGAAGAAGCTATTTGCACAAGTGTTGGCGATTTAGTTGAAGTAGTAGTGGGACATATCATAGCGAAAATGTCCCGCCTTCAACTGGAAGGTCAATATGATAACCAAAACGTCTCGCTGTTTGCGAGATACACAAAACCATGAAACCTCCCCATCCTCTCCTTGTCGGCTTTTTGCTCTTTATTCTGCTTGTCGGCACGCTCGTTATTCCTGTGAAAAAACCAGACATGCAAGCTACGGCTAAATTGCAGCCGGTGATTGTGGCCCCGACGGAACTATCTGTAAGGGCTATTGCTATCCGTGCTGCCGATGACTTCGCATTGGTGGAAGCCGGCGACCAGCTTGGGAGCGGCGTGATAACCCGGCGCATCACCCCGGACGGGCATGTGGCGGTATTCGTCTGGACTTGTGCTCACGTTTTAATTCCCCAGCCGCCCGATGCTGCGGAATCGAAGAAGAAAAAGAAGGTCGAACCGAAACCGCCGGCGGGGCCGGTCGTTATCAAAGTCAAAATTGACCACGTTGACTATCAGGCCAAACTCATCGCCATCGGTGGCTTGGGCCGGGACGAAGTGGATGTTGCGTTGCTTGAAGTGATGAATGCGCCGCTCGACACTGGCTCTGTGGACTTCGATGTGAAATTGCCGGAGGCGGGGTCTGCGGTTTACATGCTCGGCGCTGCCGGCGGGGAGGCCAATCCGCCCAGCTTTTTTGTCGGTGTAGTTTCCGCGCCTGACCGTTTGATGACCGGCCAAGTTTTTGACCAGTTGGATTGCGCGTCATTCTTTGGCTGCTCCGGTTGTGGGGTATTCAATGCGGAGGGCCATTGCATCGGACTTACGGAGTCAATAATGACCGCTTCGATTTGTTTTGATACGCCCGCACGCTGCATCTATTCGTGGGCGGAACAGAATCATGTGCTGTGGGCCATGTTTACTACGGTACCGATGCCCAGTCAATTTTCAAATCTATGAGTGAATCTACCATTCCGAATAATGTGTTGAATCTGGCTGAAGCGCCCTTACCTGAATTTTCTGATAAACAGAAGCTTGAGGAATTGGAAAAGCTTCTTCCACGCTTGGCGCTCGTCGCTCGAATTGCGGAAAAGATGTATCGGTGGGCGGCGCGGACGAACAAATCAATCCCGCCGGATGGTTGGGAGGAGCTCCGGGTGGCCTTGGGTTTGCCGCCCCCGGAACAACCCAAGTTAATTGTGGCTGCGACCGCGATTCCAGTGGTTGACAAACGGCGGCGGTAGGGCCATACTACCGACGTGAATGAACAGGTTTCCGGGCAATATAAACTGGTGCCTGCTCGAAATCAATGGGATGCGTCACAGAGAGCGAAACGAGCAACGAAGGCCCAACCAAGGGTAATGCCGCTTCGTATCCAACCGCCTCCCGCTGTAAAACCGACCATCCCCTATAAACCATGAAATTCCTCGTCTCCCTATTCGCTGCGCTCGCTCTGCTCTGTCTGACGGGTTGCGTTCATCTTCCTTCCTTGTATGATTCCGTGCCGGGGCCGTCCTCGCCGGGTTCGGCGGCTACCACAGCCGTTCACAATGCGACCAGCGCACCAACTGCGAGCAAAGCAATTCAGAGCACTTTCAACTGGTTCGCCACAATTTGTATTTTGGGCGGTATCGCCTGTGTCGGTCTTGGGGCCCTGTCCATTTATCGTGGGTGCCTTGTCTCCGGCATCAAGTTTCTTATCGGTGGCGTCCTCTTGCCGGTCGCCGGAATTTACGTTGCGTATCATTGGCTTTTGATTACGGCTATCGTCCTTGTCGGCGCTGCCTTGTATTTGATTGTCGTGGACTGGGCGCGGGTGAAACCAGTAGCGTTGAAGCTTGAATCGTTTTTGACTTCCCACCTTTCCAAGAAAGTTCCGATAGTGGTTGCTGCCGTAACCAAGGTTGCCGAAGTTCCTGCTCCCGCCCCCGCCAAGTAAATTTATGGACGAAACAAAAAAACCTTTGGGCGACCGGACGCCGAGCACAAATGAGGCCGACCGTTATTGCGGTTCGGTTTTGGAGAAGTCTCCGTATCAAGCGGAGACGCAACCCAGTACCGCAAGTCGGTCTGATTACCCGGTGCCGGACGCTGCTCCGCTTGAAGCCGATGCCAATGGTGTGAAAATGTCGCCGGGGCTCAAGCCGCTCGTGCAGCATGACATGGGCGACCATTGTGAATACTCCGAATTCACCGCGCCCAAAACTGGGAAGGGCGACCTTCAATAATCTTATGCAAAACCAAACCACAAACCTTCCGGACTTGGTGAATCCAATGGAACAGGCTTCCAACGGCATCAAACAGCCGGCTCCGTTGAAACCGCTCGTGCGACACGACGCGCTTTCCTCGCATTCCTATTCCGAGTACACCCCGGAACGAACCGGCGACGAACGGGGATTCACCAAAACGGACGAAGTGTGCGATGCGCCTCCGTTCAAAACCTCATAATCTATGGCACTCGGCGACCAAAACGTAATTCTCGAAAGTCCCGTTCTGACCCCGGCCACGACCAGTGTTGAGCCGGAAGTTTGCACTTGCGATGCCGGCCCCGCGGTAAAGATGCCGCGCACCGGCGACGACCGCGGGTTTACCAAAACTGGCGAAGTTGAAAATCCGACCTTTCACTCGAACGAGTCGGAAAAACTTCCCTCGGAAATCAGTTTTCGCAACGGCAACTAATCCCATAAGGCGCTACCTATGGGAAAGTTTGCCGACCTTACGGGCCGACGATTTGGGAGACTTGTTGTAATTCAACGTCTCTCGAATGATAAATCTTCACGCGCCCGTTGGTTGTGCCAATGTGATTGTGGGGGCTCCTCGAAGCCAGCGACCCATTCCTTAAAAAGTGGGAATACTCAATCTTGTGGGTGTTTCAAACAAGGTAATGCTGCGCGCAGAGCAAAACACAGTTTCCGTTTTCACGGTCTTTCCCGCACTGTTGAAGGTCGGGCGTTGGCAGCGGCAATTCAGAGGTGCAAACCCGACCATGAAGCTCATTCCGATTATTATGACCGGGGAATTGCAGTTTGTTTACAATGGCAACAGCCCCGTTATGGAGTTGAGGATTTCGTTGCCCATATCGGCCCCCGCCCTTCTTCTGACCATTCTTTAGACCGAATTAACAATGCTGAAGGGTATGAGCCCGATAATGTTCGTTGGGCTACCGCTCAAGAGCAGACCGCTAACCGTAGAAAGAATCAATCGTTATCGAAATTTTCGGATAAAGAATTACTAGCTGAAATTTCAAGACGGGGGTTGAATGCCTAGATTTTTTTATTTCACACCTTATAGTCCCGATGGATTGGGTGAAGCCTATAATCAGCACGCCGCACTTTTACCGGGAGATGACGATTGGGCCGTGTTTATGGATTTTGATGCGATGGTATTTTGTAGTCAATCCATAGAATCGCAACTTCAAGACGCCATCCGGGACTACCCGGAATATCAAGTTTTCACCGCAATGACCAACCGGCTCTGCGCCCGGTGTCAGCAACAGATTCAAAACAGTCCCGGTATCCGGGAGGAAAAGAATCTGGTCAACCTGAAGAAAATCGCCGACGCGCGCGCCCGGTCATACCGGAACCGCGTCACACCTATTCGGGGATTCTTCGCCGGCTTTTTCTTCGCGTTCTCGAAAAAAATCTGGAAGAAATTTCCGTTCCCGACTACTGGCAGCCAGCATGGAAAAATTCTTGGGATAGATAGCGCGTGGAGCCGTACCCTCAAGGCCGGCGGGGTGAAAGTCGGTTTGATGGAGGGCATCATGGTCACGCATTTTTATCGGCTGGACACCGGGGAACAGGATGTCTCTCATTTGAATGACCCTTCGCACAATCGTCGCGTAGCTGAATACTGGAAAGGACAGAGAGTGGCACAACCGGCGGCTCCGGCAGAGTATTTGAATCCCGCGAAACAGTGGTATCTAAATCCCGGCATACGTCCGCCGGGCGGGTATCGGTATGTTGACCGGGATGGCATCACTCATTTTGGAACCAGTTTCAACGATTTGCTCCGCGTGGTCGCCGCTTATCGGCAACGAATTGGTCAGCCGCTCGGAAACGTCCGCGCAGAAATAATGGATTATTATGTCAAGCGTTACCCCCGTTGTTGTATCTACAGGTGAACCGACTGATGTAGTGTATGTGTTCCGACGAGTCCACGACAAGGACTTCGATTTGGAAATGCTGTACTCGCTCCGGTCGGTCAAGAAACATCTCAAGGGATACCGGCGTATCTACGTCATTGGTGAGGCTCCGCGATTCCCGGAGGATGTGTGCGTGGATTTTGAGCGTATCCCGATGGAGGATAAATTCAAGACCAGCCAGCACAATGTCCGGGCCAAATTGCAGCGCGCGGTAAAGTTGGAGAACGCGGCTCCGAACTTCGTCTTGATGAATGACGATTTCTTTTTCCTTCAGGAGTATCCCGCTGCTGGAATTCCGTATTACCGGCAAGGGACGTTGCCGCAACACATTGAATGGAGGGAGGAGCAAGCTGAAAGTCCGTATGTCCGAGCGTTGCTCGCTACAAAACAGGCACTTGAATCGAAAGGACTCCCCGTTACGGATTTTGAATGCCATGCGCCAATTTTATTGGATAGACTATCCCTAGAGGTCGTTGTTGGCGATGAATTATTTGACTGGGCGGCCACTTACGGATTACTTTTTCGGTCGCTTTATTGTAATTGGTTGGGCTTAAAAGGCGAGCGCCGGATGGATTTGAAGATTGATTCCCCGATGGACGATAAGCAGCTTGACCGCTGTTTTCAAACTTGCGGCCTTCTCAGCACGGGCCCCGGAGGACTAAATGAGCCAATGATGGCGCACCTTCGGGCCTATTTCCCACCCGGTTGATATTTGCGACCTGAACGGCCATAATATGAATGTGACCTTGTATTGTTTCAAATCCCGGCTCTACACGAGTGGGTATGTGCTGAGGGTGTTGGACAATACTACAGTGATGACGGGTACATGGTTGGATTGTGTGCGGTACGCGCGCCGGCAGGGATTGAAACTTGCCACTGGCGTCGGCCCCGCGCGTCTCCCTTTGTGCCCCATGTAATATGGCAAAATTGACCACGAAAGGCCGCGAGCATATTGCCCGGCACAACTTTGCGATTCCCGAAACCCGGTCGTATCCGATTCACGATTTGTCGCACGCGAAAAATGCGCTGGCGCGCGCCTCTGGCAAGCCGGAGGAACATCGTGTCCGTGATGCGGTCTATCGGCATTATCCGCATTTGAGGCCCTGAATTTTATGGGAGCCGCCGAGAACGTAGCTAAGGCTACTATTCGAGTGGCCGGGGCGATTATCGGACGTAAAAGAGTTTTTGTCCGACCGGAAGTTTTGTATGAACGTACTGCGATTTGTACGTCCAACGCTGGTAAGTGTTTTGATGCCGAGACTGGGCGGTGCATGGTTTGTGCCTGTATCGTAAGTCTCAAGGCTCGGCTGGCAACTGAGAAGTGCCCGCGCGGTCTATGGCCTGAAGTAAAAATTTGATATGCCCTACGCTGACCCTGAGAAAAATAAAGCCGTAATCGAGGCTTGGAGACGAGCCCATCCTGAAAAGATTGCGGCTTATCGCGTAAAACGACTTGCCAAGCCGGGCAATTTGGAGCGTGAACGTATTCGCTGTCGAGAAGCACAATGGAGAGAATTGGGTTTAATTTTTTTTGAAATGGACTATAGTCGGCTTCTACTTCAACAAGTAGGGCGATGTTCCCTTTGTCGGTGTTTGGAATCAGAATCTCGTGGAGGTCGTTTATTTGTTGACCACGACCATACGACAATGGCGATTCGGGGTTTACTTTGTGATAATTGTAATACTGGTCTAGGCCATTTCAAAGACTCTGCCCACTTGTTAGACCGGGCCCAAGACTATGTTCAAGGCGTTCCCTTTCTGGAATCGGATAAGCCTGATTTTGATTTTGTCGAGGTTTGTAAACGCGGGAATCAATCATAATGTCCACTACTTATCAGGGCTTGCAAAGTAATGTCGTCTCACCCTTGGGTGACGCGCCAAATTCTCCGGCGTTGAATAACGACATGCAGCAGCATGTCCCCGCGATTACTGATATTGGTCAGGCTCTACAACTTGTTAGGTCTTTACAAGCGGAAAATCGGGAACGAGAGAAAAAGAACTCCCGTATTCTCGAACGGTACAATGCCGAGCGACCCTACAACCCGCACCAACTGAAGGCTGATGGATTATCGTGGCGAACCAACTTTACTACCAAACCTCTTACTATTTTAATTGATAAAGTGGTTCCGCGTTTTACGTCTGCTATACGCGGAATGAAGTATCTTACCTCGGCTACTTTACCGGACAAATTTGATAACGCAGCGGAGAAATCCGAAAAGTTTCAACGTGAAATTAGTGAAACCTGCCGCGCTCACGAAAAATGGGATGAGCTAGTTAATGACATCGCACAAGAAAATACCCTGTTCGGGTATGTTTGCGCTGCTTGGCTGGACTCTTATTCTTGGTTCCCGCGCTACTACGACCAAGATTCGTTCCTTGTCCCGCAGGGAACGAAACATCACAGCCGGTCAGCGGTCGTGGTGTGCATCCGCGACAGTTATCCCGTTCATACATTGTTTGACATGGTTCGGGATTTCAACGCCGCCGATGTGGCCGGCTGGACTGTCCCCAATGTAGTCGAGGCCATCAATAACGCCATCCCGGATGACCGCCGGTCTTACCAAACGGATTACAGCCGGGTATATGCCGACCTCGTGCGTGAATCCGCCATCCTATCCTCGTTCACCGGCGCAAAAGCCGTCATTGTTTGGCATGTTTTTGTTACCGAAGTGGATGGCTTCGTAACCCACGTTGCGTTCGACGACCGTTCCGGCAAGCAACTCTTTTGGGCGAACAAGCAATTTGAGCGCATGGACGATGCCGCAGCCTTTTTCTCCTTCCAGCACGGTAACGGACGTATCCACGGCTCCAAAGGAATTGGCCGGGAACTTTACAATATCGCCCAAGTGCTCGACCGTTCCCGGAATGAGGCAGTTGACCGGCTTCAACTCAGCGGGAAAATGATTCTTCAGTGCGATGAAAAGGAACTGAAGCGCTTTCGGATGTCGGTTTTCGGCAATGCTATCCTGATTGGGAACGCTTTTACCTACAAGGAAAATAAACTTGATACCAACATGGAAGCGTTCATGGAGTTGGACAAGTTTTTGACCAATCTCCTGAATGAAATTGGTGGGAATACCTCGCCGAACACGCTTCCCGACCGGGAACGAATCAATAAGGAGGAGGTTAATCTTCAGGCTGCGCGCGAACAGGAGAAACAGGACACCGTTATGGAACGGTTTATCCTCCAATTTGCCCGGTTCATGTCCACGATTCAGCGCCGGCTTTGCGACCCGGAAACAGTTGACAAGGATGCGAAGGAATTGCAAGACCGGCTGAAGAAATTTTTGAGCGATGAGGAAATTGAGTATCTCTCCAAACAGCCGGCGGTTCATACGGTCAAGGATTTCACCGACCAAGAGCGTCAAATCATCGCCGCAGTCGCCCAAGAGGGCCGGGGCAACCCCCTCTACAATCAACTTGCGCTGGAAAAAGCGAAATTGACTGCTCTGCTCGGCGCGGAATTCGCCGACCAAGTGCTTTTGCCGCAAAATGACCCGACGGAGACGGCGGAAAATGAGCGCGCGCAGTTAATGGAGAATGATGCCATGAAAAATGGTGTTCCTATTCCGGTTTCTCCACGGGATAATCACCTTATTCATCTTGAAGTTGTGCAACAGGCCATAACCAAGCTGATTCCGATGGCAAAAGGCAATCAAGCGGTGTGGCAATACATGGAAATCATGGCCGCGCACGGTTCCGACCATCTGAAAGCCGGCGAAGCGGCTGGAATGAAGGCCCAACTGCAACCTTTCCGAATTTTTCTGACAAAAGTGGCCTCTACCTTGTTCAAACTGCATCGGTCAGCCGGAAATCAGCCCGGAGCCGCCGACCAAGGGCAGGCTCTCGGTGTTGACCAGCAACCGGAGGAATCCACTCCGACTCCGGAAGCTCCGCTTGCGTTTACTCCGGTGCATGAGGCCATCGCAATTTCGTACAAAGATTTTCCTGAAGATGTGAAACGTCAAGTTGAGGCCAAACTCGGCCTCCAACCCTCCACGCTACCACCTGTTCCACCGCCCGGCGGAACGCAACCCCCTAGTCCCTAGTGAGCACTGTTTCCGAGCCCTCTAAATGGAATTCTGACGCCGCCGCTTTGCTGAAACAATTTCTCAGCAGCAAGACTGGACGACTTTTTCTCCTTCATTTGGATTATATGCGGCCCAGTTTGAATTTACCGACTCCAACTGTAGAGGCGATGGCCCTTCAAGGCCGGTATGTCTCCGGTTACGAGGAAGCTGTTAGTAACATTTTGTCGTTGACTGTTCCTCCGACTGAGGACGGCACCCAACCAACCATGTATCCCTCGCTCGATGACGACTCGGCGTGGGCCGAACCACCAAAACGGGAGGAAGCTCCGGCACCGGGCCCGAAACCTGCACCGCCGAAGATTGCTCCCATAAAGAAAGTATAGTATGGCTGACCTACCTGACCTGACCCCGGATGCGGCTCACGCGAAAAGCGATGATGTTGCGTTGAAATCTTTTACTGACAACGACGCCGGCGCTTCACTGGACGCGCTCGCAAAATCTGTGTCGGACGCCAAAGGCGGCGCACCGATATTGGATGATGCGGCTGCGGCGGCTGAGGCGGCGCGCGCCAAAGCGGCTGCGGCAGCTAAAGGCCCGGAAGCTGGTGCTTCGGGCGCGGCTGCGGCTCCTCCCGTGGAGGATGAAGCGACCAAAGCTGCGGCTCAAGCTGAAGCCGACCGCAAGGCCGCTGAGGCCGTGGCGCAAGCTGAAGCCGACCGAAAAGCCGCGGAGGCGGCGCAAGCTGAATCTGACCGGAAAGCTGCTGAAACGGCTGACCCGTTTTTGGCGCATCAACTACCGCCGAACGCCAAGTCGAAATCTGCCGAGGCTTTTGATAATCTCAAGCAGGCGGCTCGTGATAAGGTCGCGGAGGTTGCGCGCGCCCTTACTGAATCGCAAAACAAAATCACGGAATTGACCTCGCAGCTAGAGGAGGCCAAGAAAACTTCGGGTGTAGTTCCGCCGGAGATTTTGGCCGAACTCAAAACACTTCGAGAGGAACACGCGGCGCTTGATGTGAAGGCTGACCCGGAATTTCAGAAATTCGACTCGGCCATTCAGACCAATGTGGAAATGATTTTCAAAAAGCTGGCTGATACCGGCGTCGCCGCCGATGCGGTGGAGAAAATCAAAGAGATTGGTGTGGATAATGTGGACTGGGCTCCTATTCTCGACAAACTTCCAGTACAGGCCCGGCGCTTCATTGAAGCGACTTTGGTGGACAATGAACGGGCTCGTCTTGATAAAGAAAAAGCGATAACCAAGGCCACGAGCAACGCCACGGAATACACCAAACAGCGGTTGGCGCGCGAACAGCAGTCCGTCAAGGCCGCGGCTTTGGAGTTCACCAAGTCTTTTGATTGGATGGCTCTAAAAGAGGTTCCGGCGGCGGCGACGGCTGAGGAGAAGGCGGCTCTTGACGCCCATAACGCCGAAGCCCAGCAGGCGATGAATAAACTCAATTCATATCTGGATTCACGTTCCCCGGAACGATACGCGGAGTTGGCAGTTGGAACGGTGCTGGCCTATAAATGGCGCGCGAAGGCGAACGCTCTCGAACAGCAAATCGCCACATTGAAGGCGGACAAAACGCTCGACACGATTACGAAGGAACGGGACAAATTGAAGTCCGAACTGGATGCCATCAAGCGCGCGCAAATCCCGCGCAATCGTGGCGATGCAATAATCCCACCGGCCCCGCTCAAAAAGGCTGACCTGAATACTTCCGCGGACGAATCATTGGACGCTCTAGCCAAGCAAGTTGTGGCGCAGCGTGAGGAATAACGCTGTCACATAAACTGTGCAGTTTTTGGCCGCTCCGTTACTGGGGCGGCCTTTTAGTTGCTTTTTAGGTTCCGAGAGGCCATAATACCGTCAGCCGGAACTAAAATCTTCCTCGTGGTTGTTCCCTGCGAGACGGGCCTTATTTCTTCCGTGGCCGGGAGGGAACCAGTAAACCAAAAAACCGGCTAAGATTACCTGCCGGAACCATTGGAGGCTTTGTGGCTGACAATTATCAACTCGAACCGGCTGAGATTTCCCAAATCGCAGTCAAAGACACGAACCGCTTGGTCGGCGTCGTGGCTAAATGTTTGGCGGCAAATTCGCCTTACATCAATGTGCTGCAAGGCGGCACATTTCAAAGTGGAATGGGTGATACCGTCGTGGCGGCGGTAGAAATGCAGGCGGCTCCCGGCGATTCTTTCGCGGTGCCGACTTTCATTCCCCAAACTCAAATCGCGGGCACTTCCGGCACCAATGAGCGTACCGGCAAGATTGACTTCAGCTATCAGTTGAAGGCAAAACGCGGTACTGGCCCCAAAGTCTCCGTCAAGGACGGCTTCGGTGCATTCAAATCTTCGTATCTGTCCGCTGAGGACGCGCTGCGAAAATTGATTACCCAGTACATCAATGCGGACATTCAAGCCAACCTCGTGTTGCAGTCCGGTACAAAGGCTACTGCTTTTGCGGGCCAGCCTTTGGCGAACATCACCGTCGGTGGTGTTGAAACCGACATCGGCATTACTTGGGCGGGTCTTGACCTTCCGAATGCCCAGCTTTCTTTCAAAGCTCTGCACGCTTGGGCGCGCTATTTGAAGGAAGCCCTGTTTGCGGAAATGTTCGCGGCAGGTGACAAGGTTCAACCTCATTTCCGTTTCATCGGCGGCTCCGATATTATCGAAGCCTTCCGAAATGAAACTGGTGTCAATAGTCAGGCTCTTGCTCTGACGACCGGGCATTACAAGCTCGGCGAAAGCATGGTGTCGGCGTATTCGTTTGAATCCAGCCCGGCGTATCGCGGCATTGCCTTTGGTATGACGCAGCGTCCGCTCCGGTTCAACACGTTGACGAACGGTGTACCGAATTTCCTGAATCCGGTCACTATCGTCTCCGACTCCTCCAACTTGACGGCGTATGCCGAACCGAATCAGACGTGGCTTGCTGCGTCTTATGAAGTCGGCGTGCTCATCGCGGATGGTACGTTCCAACGGCAGGTGCCCGAACAGTACGTCGGCGAGGGTACGTTCCGTTTCGCTCCCCAGCTTCACGGCGGGGAACTGGAATGGCATTACGTCAAGGACAACAACGACAACGCATGGGGCGATTTCGGGTTCCATAAGTACCAGATTACCCGCGCGTACAAGCCGTTGCGTCCGCAACACATCATCCCGATTATCTTTGAGCGCGCTCAGACGGATATGGGCCTCGTCGCCCTGTCGTCCAGCACCGCTTCAGTGATTAGCGGGCCTGCGTTCACTCCGGCGGCTCCGCCCGCTGGCATTGAGCCGGGACATCTCCCGAACACGGGACAATAAGCTAACTTAGGGATTTCCTCGCGCAAGCGGGGAAATAGGGGGTAGCGCCGGGGGTTGTTCGACCTGAAATCGAGCAACCCCCATTTTTTGAAAGGTAAACTATGGCACATTCAGTTTCAACTCAGGGGCAGGCAATCACCGCCCTCAACGCATTGCGCGAGGCGGTTTACAACAAAGCAGGTTCCAATACGAGCCAAGTTTCGGCTGTGAAGAAATTTTTTGCTCAGATATTGGGGTCTGCTTCACCGACGGTTTCTTACGCGACCGCGGCTAAAGTGCTTTATGCAATTCAGGCCGCAGCGCTCGGAGATTCCGACGTACCAGCTTTCACTCAGCAACAGGCCAATATCATTGGGTCGGCGCTTTTGGGCGTTACGGTGCATTCAACCGTTGCCCAAGCGCAGTTGGCGTTTCAACGTATCTATGATGCTTCGATTGATGTAGCGGCAGAGCCGGCTCATCAAATGCGGGCGGTCAATCAGTTAATCTTGGCGTTAATGGCGCTGTAAATTTGTATGTCGCTTCACGGCGGAAATACAAATTGGGATTACCTGCGGATTCTGGTCGGCTCGAAGTTCCGAACCGGAATGATGTGGCATGACTTGCTCTACATCTTGGCCGGTTCGCCGAAAATGGTGAGCGCCGACTACAACGACCCGGAATTGTTCCGGCTGTGGGCTGTACGAGTCACAGGGAACAAGGAAGTCCATCCGGGATACACAGCATGGGATTGGCTGCGAATCCTTGCCCAATACTACGGCGTTTTTACGATTGGCGATATTGACAACGATATGCTGCGAAAATTGGCTGCTAAATATCCAAACGGAGCCCCCTAATTTTATGCCAAATCAATCTCTAGGTGTTCAAGTTGCTGTTCTCCATGAACAGGTCAAGGAACTTCAGGATATGCGTGGCGACGTGAAAACAATTCTTACGGGGGTTTCGGACATCAAAGTGCAACTAGCAACGCTGCCGACGTTTGATAAGCTGCGGCCTCTTTATGAAAGCGTTCAAACTCTGAAGGAAAAACGTGCTGAATCCAAGGGTGCTTGGAAAGTTATTACGGGTATCAGCGCTTGTTCGGGAGTTATTGGCGGTCTGATAACGAAATTGTGGCCGTCGGCGGCTCCCCATGTTCATGCTGCGGCTTCCACTTTGGCAAAATAAAATGGCCACTGTCAACGTCAATCCTTGTCCGAGAACCGGCGCGCGCCGGGGGATTTGCAGCAGTCCGTTCACGTTCGGCTACGTCTTTCCGTGCGGGTATCCGCACTATCCGTTTGGCTTTCGGGGAAATACTCCGCCGCCGGAGGTTTCGGCCACGGCTGTCGCAGCCAGTTTGAACGCCGCAGGAATTTCAGCCACAGTCGGAGCGCCGGGCCCTACTCCGTCCTGCGCGCGCAGCAGGCCCCGTCAATTTTGGAGACTATAATATGGGTAATTCTGAAGAACAATTTCTCGGTTGTTGCGACCATGACCGCGACCGCCGGCCCGGCCCCAGCGGCTCCTGTCAGCAGGTCGAACCGCTACCCTCAGTCATTGCCAATTTCATCCAAGCTTTTTTCGGCACGTTGACCGTTACCGAAAGTTGTGGAAAATGGACGTGGCAACTTCCTTGTAATCTTGATGCCGGAATTCCGGGGTATCCTCGAATTGCTGATGAAGGTTTAGCCTGCTATTTCGCGCGCATTCTTTCGGCGCAGGTTCAAGGTTTGGCTGGTCAAAATGCGTTCGGAATAACTACAGCCGATGCTACCCAGCCGCCGCTCCTCAGCACCGTTACTCTTTTCATGGATACCATCGAGTGCTACGCAGTCGGGGAATTTGTTTGGGGTAGCACAGGCGGATTTTACGTCATTACGGCGATTGACCCGGACTACATGACGATTACGGTGCAGAATGCCTACGGGCCTCCGTTCAATCTCGGAGCCGGTGCGGATATTCCGGTCGGAACCAAAATTTTACCTTCGGGCGCTCCGCCGAATACTGGCCCCCAAGGCCCGACGGGCCCCGCGGGCCCAGCCGGCCCCACGGGGCCAACGGGCGCAGCCGGGCTTTCCGCTTTTTCAACCATCAAGGCGAATTTTATTCAACCAGCGGTTGGAGCGACTGTTGTAGTTCAGATGAATTCCGTTCTCCCCTATCAAGTGGGAGAAATTGTTTGGGATTCCGTAGGAGGCTGGTATCAAATTGAAGCCCTCAATTCTGGTGCGATTACCCTGACCTTGGAGAATCTTTTTCCGTACACGCCCGGTCAGTTATTTCCCGGCAATGCGCCGGCAGGAACAACGATTACTTCCGGGGGCCTTTTACTTCCGAGCGGGCAACAGGGGCCGACTGGGGCTCAAGGAAATCAACCCGACCAATTCTGGACGTTTAATCAGCCCGGAGCGAATAGCTGGGTTTGTCCGGCAGGTGTTACCTTGGTGAACATTCGTTGTTATGGAGCCGGTGGTGGGGGAGGCGGCGGAGCCACTTCCAGCGCAGATGGTATCGGCAACGGGCAAGGCGGCGGAGGCGGAGCTTATTCACTGGCTTTGAATCTGACCGTTGTTCCGGGAACAGTTTATACGCTTAACATCGGGGCCGGGGGAAATGGCGGCTTTCACGGTGGGCCCGGTGCAGTCGGGGAATCCTCAAGTTTTGCCTCGCCTTTTGCTACTTTGGTCTCGGCTTTGCCCGGCCAAGGTGGCGGTGGCGGGAATACTATAGGAGCTCAACCGGGTGCTGGCGGCGCAGCTACGCCGGGGTACACTGAAGGTTTGGCGGGGTATCCGGGATATTCTTTGCAGGGCGGCCCGTGCGCGCGAGATGGCCAAGGGGGCCTTGGTGGTTCACCAATGGCAAATGACGGAAACACTCCCGGCGGCGGCGGTGGCGGCGGTGTTGGTGAAGGTTACGATTATGATGGTTCGATTGGGGGCAATGGCGGTAACGGTCAAATCATAATTGAAGTCGTTCCTCCGATTTAATCAAATATGAATTGTATTCGAGGACAAGATGGGGCGGCTCCGGGTCGGATAATTCCTCCGAATTGTAGCGAACCGGGTCGAGTGATTGCCAGTGCTCCGGCGCAGGCTGACCGGACTCAAAATTTTACTCTCTCGCGCGGCCTAACAGGCCCCACTGGCCCGACTGGCTCGACTGGCCCGACTGGCCCTACGGGGCCGACTGGAAATACGGGTGCTACTGGCCCAACAGGCCCTACTGGCCCTACGGGCCCAACTGGCCCGACAGGAGCGGCATCAAATGTTCCGGGCCCCACTGGGCCGACCGGCCCCACTGGCCCAACCGGCCCGACAGGCCCAACCGGAGCAGCTTCTAATGTACCGGGGCCTACGGGCCCCACCGGCCCTACTGGCCCGACTGGGGCTACAGGGAATACCGGCGCTACGGGCCCGACCGGCCCAACTGGCCCCACCGGCCCAACGGGGCCAACCGGGGCCACGGGTAATACGGGCGCGAGCGGCCCAACTGGCCCAACGGGGCCCACGGGGCCGACCGGCGCGACCGGGAATACTGGTGCATCAGGCCCAACCGGCCCGACGGGCCCTACTGGCCCCGCAGGAAATACGGGCCCGACGGGCCCGACCGGCCCAACCGGCCCAACCGGCCCAACCGGGGCTACCGGCGGTAATTCAATGCAGCACATTGAATTTACCCCCGATAATACTACGCATGTTTATTCCGGGGCACACGGAATGTCGGAGGTTCCTCCCATTCTTCGCGCTGTTCTTCGGTGTATCACAAACGATACTCGGTCAGGATATGTAGTCGGACAAGAGGTTGATTTAAGTTTTACATTCTATGACCAAAATTTGCCGGCTCCGGCTCCCCAGCTAACCGCAGATGCGACTAATGTCTATCTTGCTTTTCCTGATACTTTGGTCGGGAATGAAACTGATTTTCTTTTCCTTTCAAGTAGTGGAATAAATTGGGTATCACCGACAAGTTTTAACAATTTCAAAATACGGATTTACTACGGGGACGCGAATGGGCCTACTGGCCCAACGGGGCCCTCTGGTACTGGCCCAACGGGGCCGACGGGGCCCACCGGCCCGACCGGCCCTACTGGCCCGACTGGCCCAACTGGTGCTTCGGCTCCGACAAATGGCGGTACGAATCAGACTCTAAATGCGGCTGATACCTACTTGACTGGAAGTAAGCTCACTGTCGCGGGAAATGTCCAAGCTGGTACAGTGTATAAATACATGATGTTTCTCACCAAAACTGCCGCCGGGTCTGCGGCTCCGGTTTTTAGTATTCGTGTAGGAACCGCCGGTACGACGAGCGATACTGCCGAAGTAACCTTTACGATGGCCGCGCAAACAGCGAACATTGACCAAGGTTATTGTGTTATTGAAGTCGGAGTAGTGAATGCGGGTTCAAGCGGCTCGATTAGCGCGAGCATTCTGTTTATGAAAGCTACAAACGGAACGACAGGATTTTTAATTTCTACGTTCCCGACAATAAAGACTGCAACATCGAGTACGTTTGATTTGACGGCGGCAAATTTGGTAATTGGCGTTTCCATCAATCCCGGTGCATCTGGTGTTTGGACATTGGTTTCTCTGTCGTCTATCGTAGTCAATGGATAAGGTTTTAATCACCGCCATTACCGCGAGTGAACCAAATCCCGTTGCACGGGCTAGTTGGTTTCGGCAGACTCATAGTCTGACTCAAGTTCTCATTCGGCATCAGGATTCTCAAAAGTTCCCTATGCCAGAATCTTTTCATGTTGCTTTGAACGTTGCCTCGAATCGTGAGGGTGCAAGACTTGATGCTCTTGCCACGGATGCCGATTACATTTTGTTTGTGGATGAGGACATCTGCTTGCCGGAGAACGCGGTCGAACAGTTTCTTGGGCAAAGTAAGCTTCACCCAACTGCTGCGATTGCCGGTTATTATCCTTTGAAAGACCGGAATAGAAAACTTTGCAATGAATTTGCCATCGCCATTTTTGCGTCGGGGCAAAATAGTTCAGGACTAGAACCGATATTCTTTACCACGAAGCCTTTTCCATCGGTATCTCAAGTGGACTTTGCTGGTTTGGGGTGCTTGTTAATCGGGCGCTCGGAGCTCGAAAAAATCCGTATCAAAGTGGATTTGACTCGTCTTTTCTATGTGACGAACAGCGGCGGCGTTGCGTGGAGCGACGATAGTTTTGACTTTTGTAATCAACTGGCGGAACATAACATTCCGCTTTACGCAGATAGCTCGGTGATATGTGACCATCTATGAGAATCCATTTGCTCGCTCCCCCGAACGTGCAGACTACTCAGGAATATGCACTGGACAATTTTGGTGTGATGACCTGTCGGTTTGCCAAGATGCTCAAAGGACTGGGACACGAGGTCACCCTTTACGCCAGTGAAGAAAATGAGGCTCCCTGCGCGGAGCTCGTCACTTTATTTTCCAAAGCCGAACAGATTCGTTTACTGGGAATAACACCCTTTTTCGCCGCACGTCCTGCGGCGAATCATCCGTTGTGGATGGTGGCTAATGTGGCTGCCATTAAAGAGATTCGTGCTCGCAAACAGCCGAGGGATTTGATTTGTTCCATTGGTGGCCTTTCGCAGAAACCCATTGCCGACGCTTTCCCGGAACTTTTCTTCGTGGAATACTCGATTGGCTACCACGGCACTTTTTCCAAATACCGGGTGTATGAGAGCTCCGCATGGCGTCATTTCATTCACGGCGAGCAAAAAAATTTGTACGGGCGGTATTTCGATGATGTGATACCGGCCTTCTTCGATGAGGAGGAGTATCCATTTCAACAGAAAAAGGAGCCGTATGTTGCGTATCTTGGCCGGCTCACGTCAGACAAAGGGGTGAATGTGGCCTGCCTTGCCGCCAAGGAAGCCGGAGTGAAACTTTATGTCTCCGGCTACGGAGACAAATCCTTGGTTACACACGGAGCCGAATACCTTGGCGTCCTCTCGGATAAGGACAAGAAAACTTTTCTTGGGAAAGCATCTGCCGTACTCTGTCCGACCCAGTATCTCGAACCCTTCGGATGCGTGGCGGTCGAAGCTCAGTTATGCGGCACCCCGGTCATCTCGACCGATTTCGGGGGGTTTGTGGAAACGGTGGAGGAAGGAATTACCGGCAATCGGTGCCGGTATCTTGGTGAATTTATCCGGGCAATCCGGGAACGGCAGCTTTTCGACCCGGAACGAATTCGCGCGCGCGCCATCGCTCAATTCTCAATTAAAAAAGTGGCTCCGCGCTACCAACGATATTTCGACCGGCTTGAGCTTTTGTGGGGAAAAGGATGGAATAGCCAGTAAGGGCCGTTTGGTTGCTTATTTGGGGATTTCCGACCATAATAGTAACAGGAACACACGATATGAGAACCATCCACCTTGGCCGGCGTGAAAAGGCCCTTTCACCAATAGAATCCGTCAAATCATCGTCCGGGGCCCCGACCAAAAAGATGCCCGTTCATTATCCGACTTTGCATCTGTCCGGCGAGGGGAAACAATTTGAAGATTTGCACAAGCTCCCGGAGAGCGGGACGATGCACGTCAAATACCACGTTCACGCGCGCGAGAGCCGGAATTCTTCCGATGGCAAGACCAAGACCCACGGCGTTGAGTTGAAGATTCATCACATCGTCAGTGCAGAATCAGACAAGGCCGAACCCTCCGGTGAGGAAGCATTGGACAGTTTGGCGCTTGACGCGAAGAATTCCAAAGGCGGGAATTCCGCCGGCGGCGCTTACGTCGGTCAGAATATAGGAATGCACACGCCCTAAAGCGTGTTCTATATCTTTCGTAGTCTATGGAAGCACAGACTAGAGTAATTCATATCTATGAGGAGGCGAAGAAAATCGTCGGGAATAATCACGACCATTTCATTTTCCGCCGAATCACCGATGCAACCGAGATACTCTGTCAAAAAGGGGATTTTGACCCGTTATTGGGAACGCTTGATATTTGTGCAACCAGCCGTATTATCACTCTCCCACCGGAAGTGGATACCATTCTTGCGGCCAATATGTGCGGACATCCAGCTATTGGACGCGATGAATTCTTTCAGTTCCATTTGAACGGCCCCGGCTCGACCGGCTGGGGTTATTGGGGCGGTTCGGAATACGGCCCGGAGATTCGATACGAATGGTTGGATTTGAACAATGCGTGTACCTACCGGGAACTTTCCTGCGCGGAGTCGCTAATCGCTTATTGCATTGAACCGGGCGATGTAAATTGTGAATTTTGGGTCTATGGATTCGACCAGAATGAGAATCGAATCCGCACCCAGCTTCTCGACGGAAAATGGCGCGACGGTTGGAAGGTTCCAGTTTTTCAGAATGTCGCCGCCCAGCCGCTAACCTTTCCGGTGTTCAGCCGGATTACCGCCGTGCAGAAACAAATCACCGGCGGCCCGATTCGTCTTTCTACCATTGGTGGGACTCTTTTGGGGGTTTATCAAGGGAATGAGACTCTCCCGTTATACCGTCGAATTCAATTAGGCCGACACGTCCCGTGGATTCGGATTCGGTATCGGCGCAAAACTTGGGAAGTTACCTCTAAATATGATATTTTGCCGGTCAACAGTCCGCAGGCAGTACTTATGATGCTTCGCGCTCTAAAACGATATGATGAACCGGGCGGATTAGCGGACGCGGAAGGGTTTGAAGCAACCGCCGTCAGGTGGATGACTGAAAAGCAATTTTCTACTAATCCTCCAACGGCTGCCCCGATTCAGGTTCTCAATTCTGCTCCGTTGTTAGATAGTTATGACTACATGGAATGAAAACCTGTATCTATCATCCAACTATCGCTGCCCCGGCGAGGGAACTGTGTCCGAAGTGTTATCAACGAATCCGAAGGACTCATTTTCGCGCGAAAGTGAACGAAATTGCTCGGAATTGGTTTCAAGCGAATCGTAAAAAAACCAGTTCCGCGGTCGGGCGTTATCATAAAAAACGTCGTCAAATTGACCTAGCATTTCGCCTTCGTTTGGTCTTGCGTAACCGTTTATGGAATGCAGTTACCAATAAGGGCCTTAAAAAACGAGGGTCAACGTTATCACTTTTGGGCTGTGATTTGGCCGGCTTAAAATCCCATTTAGAGGCGCAATTTCAGCCGGAAATGTCGTGGGATAATTACGGTAGTGTGTGGAATATAGACCACGAAACGCCGTGCGCCGCCTTTAATCTAGCTGACCCGGAGCAACAGAAAGTCTGTTTCCATTTTACTAATCTCCAACCACTTTTTGTAGAGGATAATTTGAAGAAGGGAGCAAAGGTGTTGGTGTAATGACATCTCTCGAACTTAAAAAGAAAGACCCGGAGCTTTTGATTTGTCCATTGGGGACGGTTTCTAATCCGGGAGCCGCATATCCGTGGGTGTGGATTTCCCCGGATGTGCTTAATAAATTACCGGCATCCGGTTCGATGATGGTGGATTTCCAGAAACGTAAATTACCGGACGGGACGACCGTTTTGGAATTGCGCTGGCTATCGGCAGAGATGCCGGAGGAGTCCAGCGAATCAGCGCTTGATTCACTGGCGGAGGAATTCGCGTAACATGATTGGTGCAGTTAAAGACGGAGACACTAAGTTCGACAGGGGGCTGGACTCTCTTTCGGATATTTGTTCGTTGCCGCCCGGCTGTTACGGTTGGTCGGTCAACATGCTCAATCGCGGCGGCGTCTTGCAGACTCGGCCCGGATTCGACTGGCTTTTTTCCCTGCCGCCCGGACGGCTTCAGGGCCTTTACACCTTTACTCCTATTATCGGCACGCCGGCGCTCGTAGCCTTTGTGGACGGTGTGGGCTATGTATCCCCGTACCCGTATCGAAAATTTTCCCAAATCAAGGGAGCCACGATGTCGCCGCTGGCGACTCAGATTTATTTTGCACAAGCTACACAATCGGCTCAGAATAATGCGGACGGCTCGATTCAGCTTATCACGCCTCGCAATTTGTTGATGGTGCAGGACGGCATCAATGCACCGGCTTATTTTGATGGCCGTGTGTTGACCGCCATTATGGGCGTCGGAGTTACGCCGCAGGGAACCCATATTGCATGGGCCGGCGCGCGCCTATGGGTGGCTCAGAAGAATCTCGTGTTTGCGTCGGACATCGCCAATCCGCTTGGGTTTACGGAACAGACGTATAACACCCTCGGTGGTGTGAATTACTTCACGCTGCCCGATGTTTGTACGGGGTTAGCCGCGCTCCCCGGCACAATTTTGACGAATGCCAATCTGCTCGCCTTCACCAAGACGACCACGACCTTGTTCCAGTCCTCGATTCTGAACCGGACACTCTGGCCCGCTACACCCAATTTCCAAGCGGAGATTTTCCCGACGGTCGGTTGTGTTGCCCCCCGGAGTATTGTGGCCGTCTCCGGGCTGCTCTGGTGGTTCTCGAATATCGGTCTGACTCGATTGGATTCGGCCCAGTCTTCGGCGCTTACCACGCAGCTTTATCGGATTGACCGTGAGCTCGCACGAAGCTCGTATTTCTTGAACGAAGATTTAAGCAAGGTTTGCATGGGCGCGTATGAGAACATCGTGCTTACTTCCGTTCCTTACGCCGACGTGATTAACCGGCATACATGGGTGTATGACGCCAGCGCAAACAGCCTTGCATCTCAGAATCAGGTGTC